GGATGTCGTCGTCGGTCATGCGAGCGCGAAGCTCCTGAAGAGGTCGCCGGCCCGTATCTCGTCGTCGGCGATCGGACGCAACAGGTCCGAGATGCGCGCGGCGAGCGGAGGCGGATCGTCGGAGTCGTCCGACTTGTCAGGCGGGATGATTTGAACGCGCCACTCGTCGGTGGCGTCGGGGCCGCGGTGCGTGATCGTAATGCTCACGCGGTCGCCGGTGCTCGGCGGGTGGCCATTGAACAGGCCGAGCGGCACGAGGAGCCGGTGCGTCACGCCGTGCTCGTCGGGCTCGGTCTCGACCACCACCGTCGCGTGGTCGCCCTGCCTTTTGATCCGCGCGACGCTGCCGATGTGCTCCTCGATGCTCATGGCTACTCGGCGGGCTTCGCGGCTGCCGCGATCCGTTCGAGGAGCAAGCCGATGCGGCGCGCGCCGAGACCCGACAGGCCGACCACCTCGATCACCTTGTTCAAGAATTCGTGATTCTCGACCGTCAGATCGTAGCTGTGGCCCTTGTCGCCCGCCTGCTCGTCGGTGAGCGGCCTGCCGGCTTCGACCTGCTCGAGCAGGTCGTCCATGCCGAGCGCCTCGAAGCAGCGGTTAAACCGCCGCCGGTCGGCCTCGCCCTTGATCTCGACTGACTTGAGCAGCAGCGTCGCGAGCGAGAATCGCTCTCGCTCCGAGACCTTTACGCTGAAGGTCTGCGCTGCGGCCTTTTTCTTTTCTTTCGCTTCGCCCATTAGATCCCCTTGTCTATCGATTGTTAGGTCGCATCGGGATACATCCATAATGCCCAGTCGTATTTTCCGGTGCGCGCCGCCGAGCTTGCATTGCCGAACGTGAGTACAGTTGGCCGGCCCGGCTCGGTGACATCTACGAACGATGATCCCGTGGAGTGAGATACCGGGGTTTCATCGTTGACGGAAATATAGATGTTTGTGCCGTCTTGCCACGCTTCGATGATTACCCAATTAGTCGTTGGGGCCACCGTGCTAAGTACGCTGTTTGCGATGCTGGTGCTCGCGCAGACCATGTAAAAGCCTGTGGAGATTTGACTGAACACGCCCATCATCGGCGACTGATACCCGGATGCGGTCACCGCTCCCACGACATACTGATCGCCGGATCCGCTTGTTCTGACGACGGGCGTAGTCCCTACTTTGATGCGCGCCGCCATATACCATTTCGCAGATGGACCATTGGCAATGGCCGCGCCGCTGGCCCTTATTTGAGCCAGACCACCGCCCGCGGCGACTGTGTTCTGCGCCAGCACGCCGCCGCCAACGTCGGTCGCTCCCCTAAGGAGCGATTGCGTCCCGCCGCCAGCGTACGTTGTCAGCCAGTCCGCCGCTTCGAGGGTGGCGGACACACTGAGCGAGTGGAAATCGTCCCACGTGTACGAGAACGCATTGGCCGTGAATCCGGCCTTGGTGTAGCCGCGCCCGAGATACTTTTGCAGCGTGGTCGCAGTCGGCGATCCGCCTGCCCCATTGTCTGCCCATGACATCGTCACGACGCCGCCGCTTGGGGCGGTCCCCGTCAGCACCTGGCCAGCCGTTGGATCCGCCGCCGGCCACACGAAAGACAGCGCCGAGGCTGCATTGCCCGCCTGGATCTTCGTGAGGTTGGCCGAGCTGGCGTGTGCCAGCGCGAGCACGCCGGTGTGCGACGAGACCGTGCCGAGCCCGAGGATGTGATTCGTGTTGTCCCAGGTGTAGTCGGCCGAGCCGCCGAGCACCGAGCCCGAAGCCGACCAGTAAGCCGCCTGCCCCGACGTCCCGCCGCCCGTGACGACAGTCGCGTAGCTGCCCGCGTTCTGCGAGACCTCGGCCGCTCCGCCATTACTGCGGAAACGAACGGTGCCCGAGGCGCCAGCGGGCAGGAGGCTGTTTCCCAGCATCTCGACGCCGCCGTAAAGCAGCGCCCCGCCGCGCAGAAACGGCGTCAGCACAGCGTCGGTCTGATTCCACCACTGGATCTCCGACGGCGGATTGCCGTCGCCGGCCGCGAGCCGCACGGCCGCTAAGCGCGCAAACTCCGTGTTCGTGTCATCGCGCCACAAGATACCGGTGCCGAAGCCAGTCGACGCCGAGCCGCTCGTCAGGTGGTCGATATAGATCGAGTCCGTCGTCGTCGTCGTCGCGGTGTCCGACTCGAACACGTGCAGCCTGGCGAGCACGCCCGTGTAGTCGGCCGAGCTGCCAGACAGCGGATTCACACCGACGCCGACGTTGCCGAACGACGTTTGAAGCGGGACGATCGAAGCGCTGCCGTCGTACGTGTAGAGCGCGGCGTTCACCGTGTCGCTGCCGGAGACCTTCTTCCACGTGAGCTTGCCGCGCTCGCCGCCGGTCGAATCGGCGTTGTTGCGCATGCTCGCCACGACGCTGACCGACGGTGTGCTCGATGCCGCCGCGTGATTTGCTCGCAGCGAAATCGCGTTGCCGACGGCGACGGAGGACAGAGCGCCGCCCTGGCCTACAACGAGCGTGTCGGTGCCCGTCGTGCGTTGCGCGAGCTGCCCGAAGTGGTGGTCCGTGCCGAGCGCCTCGAACGCGCCTCCGACCTGGAGGATGCGGCCGGACGTCGGCGCGCCGCCGGTATTGATGCCGAGCGCCGTGTTCGCGTGGTCGTAGAACAGCGACGAGTAGCCGCCGATGTTGGTCGACGTCGTCCAGACCGCGACGTAGTCGGCGGTGCCGGTGCCGGTGACGAGACCGAGATCCGCGACCGGGGCTTTGTAGGAGACGCCGAGGGCCGCGCCGCTGTCGGCGGTCAGCACCTTGCCGTTGCTGCCGACGGGCACGCGGGCGTCGGCCGTGTCGAATCCCCACAGGTCGCCCTTGGTGGTGAGCGGGCTCGAGCTGCCGCCGCCGGACGAGGTCGCGCGGACGTCGCCGTGCGAGAAATCCCAGGTCACCGAGGCGGTGTCGGTGAACAGCACCCGGGCGCTGGCATAGGGCCCCCCGCCGCCCACGGCGCCGGCTCCGATGTCGTCCCAGTCGCCTTGCAGGTTGCCGGAGTCGTGGGCGAGACGGCCGATGCTCACGGCTGCGTCCCTTGTCCCCAGCGGGCGCGGCTGTCAACCACGAGGGCATGGTGCCCGTCGGCCGAGAGCCGTCGCTAACCGGGGCGCCGCCCACCCCTACCCACGCGCGCCCACCTGAACGAACGTCACATATTGCACGGCCCTGCGCAGAGCAGCACAATGGCTGTATGTCGACCATGCAGAAACCGAAGGCGAAGGCGGACCGGCGGACCCTCACGATCATGGTGCGGGCGACGGCCGTCGAAAAAGCGACGCTTGCGGCGGCCGCGGCGCGCGTAGGCCTCGACCTGAGCGGCTGGCTGCGCTCGGTGGGCCTCCAGGCTGCAGCCAGGGCCTCCGCGCTCGCGCTGGTGGCCTTCCTGGCCGCTGGGGGCTGCTCAGGCTCGGCGGCCATGCCGGGGACCGCTGGCGGGGCCGGGGGGGCCTCGGGGGCGGGCGGAGACGACGCGGGCGCCGACACGCTCGGGCAGGCCGGCGCGGGGGGGACGGGCGGGAACGCCGGGGCGGGGGGCGCTGGGGGCTCTGCCGGAGCTGGTGGCGCCGGTGGCGCGGCGGCTGACGGCGGGGCGCCCGACACCGGGAAGGACACGGCCCCGGCGAGCGATGCGGTGAGCCACTGCCCGACGTCGGCTCCGTGCGATGCGGCGCCGGACATGCCCCCGGCTCCGATCGGAGCGTGCGGTCAGGCGAACTGGCCAGCCGAGGGAAGCGCGTGCGTCGGCACGAACAAGTGGTCTCTCAATCCCCACGTCCAAAATCCAACGTGGACATGCTGGTGCGACGGTGGTGAGGCCGACGGGGGCGAAGGCCTGGCAGGAAAGATCGTCTGCATGTGCCCGCCACCGGTCGACGCCGGTCCGGTCTACCCGAGCTGCCCGGCGAACGGTCGCCTGCCCGAGGGCGTGTCTGGCTGCGCAGCGCCGGAAACGCCGTGCGACTGGCCGGTCGGCGCCACGTGCAACGCCGTCAACACGGATGCAGGCGCCTCAGTACCAAAGGGATCCCGCTGCCTGTGCGAGCCCGCCGATGGCAGCGGCGATCTCACCCATCCGCGCGTCGTGCGCTGCTATTGCTGAAAGGAGAAAGGAAATGCTACTCCGCCTAGGTCTCATAGCAGCACTCGTATTCGCAGCGTCAGGGTGTTCGGTGGCCGATTCGGCCGATGCCAGCGATGGAAGATCTGACTACGACTCGGGCACAATCGACGCTGTCACAGTTTGCGATCCGACCAATGCGTGCTCATTCCAATATCGCGCAGGACTAACCTGCAACGGCCACGCGTTTGTCGGATTCACTCCGTGCGTCGACGAGTCCCAAGCGGAAACCAGAATAGGAACCTGTTACCCGTTGAACGAATCTTGTACCGGATATGGTTACCAGGCTGATCCGTGCGTTATTGGAGACGAAAATCTTGCTTGCGTCTCAAGCTGCGAGGCCTGCGGCCTCCACAATAGGCATTAGGTGACGTTGAGTGCCGGCAGCACGCCGATCGAATAGGCGCCGATCCGCAGCGTGTTCGTGGTTCCGTTGCTCTTGCCGGCTAGGACGATTCGCTCATAGGCTAGATCGGCGCGGCCATCGAAATACATTGCGGACGTCGAAAGCGCCGGATACCAGGCCCAGCTCGTTCCCGAGATCGTCGTGATGAGGTTCGCGAAGCTCGTCATCCCGCCGGCGCCGTCTTGGTGGCTCACGCCGACGCTACCGTTATCAGTGGCACCGGACATCGCGGCATAAACGCGCACCGCGACACGAACGGTTGTGGAGATCCCGGTCGCCGCCTTGTAGAGCGGGAACGTGATCGCTGGTCCCGTCGACGCCGGAGACGTGCCGCCGGTCCCGACCGATTGATCATGGATGTAGCGGTAAGCTTGCGTGCTGGTATTGAAGTTGACATAGCCGTTGCCGGGGTCGATGGCGTCCCAGCCGATCATCGGGCGCTTGCGGTTGACGGTGTGGTTGAAGTTCGAGCGGAAGGTGTCGAGCATCGACGTGCTCGAACCGATGCCCTCCGTCACGATGTCACGGCCTGGCGCGATGTGATCGTGTGGCGTGTACCCCATCAGGGAGGCGTCCTGAGAACTCTCAGCGCATTCGTACACGATGCCCGCCAGGATCTGCACGCCGTTGGTCGTCAGACTGCCAATCGTGACCTCAAACAACCGCTGATTTACGTCGTCCGGCGTTACCTCGAAGGACATCACCTCGGAGCCCGTAGAATCGAGAAAGCGCTCCGTCGTGTTGATGAGGTTGTACAGCGTCTTCTCCACGATCGGATTATCAGGAAAGATGTGACCGCCGGAATCGATCCCGCTGATGCGAATCGCCTGGCCGTCGACCTGTGCACCGTTGGGGCGCACGACGATGAGCACGAACCGGAGACGAGTCGCAGCCTGGTGCTGATGATCCCAAAGGAACCGGCGGAGCGCGTTCGCATCTCTCGTGTCATCGCCACCCCAGAAGGTTCGGATGATACGACCGCTCGAAGCGATCGAATTGAGCGCCGAGACGTAGCGCGCCATCAGCGAACCACTCGGGATGCCGAGGTTGCCCTGGCGCTCGGCATCGTCGAATCCGCCGAAGGCTCCGGGCTGCACGACCGCGAACCGTCCTGGAACGTAGACCATCGCTACTCCTTGGTGACCCAGGCAGTGAAGTCGCGGATGTCGGCGTAGTTGAGGTTCAGACCTTCCACTTCATTGCCGCTGCCGGTGACGGTCAGGATCAGGAAGCCCTCGCGGCCGCCGCCGGTCTCCACGAGCCCGCGCACCGGTGTTAATCCGTCGCCGCCGCTCACATCGATCAGCAAGTACGCGCCAGTCGCACCGGACGCGAACCAGGTGCCTGGCGACGTCGCAAGCGATCCGTAACCGACTGCCAGCTTTGTCGCATCGAACCCCACGATCGGGCCCGTGTAGATCCCGGATGCCAGGTAGATGTTGACCGATGTGATCTCCGTCTCGTCGTCGACATTCGGAGCGGCTACGTTGGCCCCGAGCGTGTAGAGCAGGCGCTTCGCGCCGCGTGGAATCATCACCGGAACCTGCGCGACGAAGAATTCTTTCGACACGCCGCCGCTCGACATCTGAACCCGCAGCGCACCCGTCGGATCCATGCAATAGATCACGGGCGTGTCGCAGTAACCCCACAAGTTATTGAGCGCCCGCGCCGAGTCGAACATCAGCCGCGCGTGCAGCGGATCGCCCTTGGTGAACAGGGTGGCGCCCGAAGCTGGGAGCATCGAGACCTGCGTGGTGAGCGTCTTCGCCATCGCCTACCCCCAGATCATGTTCGGAATTCCCGACGAGACCTCGCCGTTTTCTGCGCTGCCCTGATATGCGACCAGGCCAGCCTGCGCTGGAGTCACGCCGCCGTACGTCTCGCCGATGATGATCGATTCACCGTCAGTCGACAGCGGCGCCCACCCCCCCGTCGTGAGCGTGATTTCCTGCCCGTCGACGCTGATCGCCGCGATCGTGTCGCTGTACGTGTACGCGGGCGCGCCGTCGTTGTTTTTGGTCGTGATGCGGATGTTGTCGCCGACCGCAAAATCGATCCCGTCGAAGACGGTACCGGTCTGCTGCGTGTAATAGTTGTCCATCTTGATCTTGTCGGGCGGCCCCGTCAGATACCCGTCGGTGTAACCGCCGCTCGTGACCTTCGCGATGAGTCCGACGGGGGCCACGAGGCGGATGCGGGTAGGCGGCTGCCGCGACTGGATCGCGAGCTCGACATTCACGAGACCCGTCTGAGGCACGATGCTCACGCTGGTCAGGAGCCCATAGATCGAGTCACCGGTCACGATGCCGAACGCGCCCGTGTACGGGTTGTGAATCGAGGCGTCGATCACCTTGTGGACCGAGCCCGGCGACTGGAAGATGGCGCCCTTCTGCACCGTCCTCTGCATGCGGGTCCACGGGTACTCGTAGAACGCGCCGCGCTTGCTGAGCAGCTCGTCTATGATCGCGCCGGCCTGCTCGATGTAGTCGAGGCTCTTGTCCTCGATCTTCTGCTCCTTCGCCGAAATGCCGTAAACCGCCATCGGGAAGTAGTCGTTAACCTTCAGGGTCGGCCCGACAAACTTCTGCTGCGCGGCGTCCCATCCGACAGCGATTGACCACCCGGTCCGCATCGACGACATATCGATCCGGCTCTGCGTGATATCGGCCGGCGATGCCCGGTTGGACTCGTTGAATTGAAGATTTGAAGCGCCCACTCTCGACGGCATGTGGAGCTGGCGCAAGGTGATCTTGCCAGCGACCGGATCCCACACGATGAAGAAGCCGAGCTCCTTGCACACGGCGTCGAGGATGTCAGCGAGCTTGGTCTCGCGATCCACCACGATGCGCCGCCCGCCGATCGAGTCACCGATGCGCCATGAGGACTTGTCCAACAAGGCGCCGAGTCCGAATCCGATCCCTGGTGGATAAAAGTTGAAGTCGTCCGCTGCGGTAGCGCCGCTGTCGGAGGCGATGAACTGCCCCAAGAGGCGCGCCGACGATGGCGGCTGGATCCAGTTGTCCGGCGCGATGATCACCTGCTCGATATGAGCGGAGGAGCCTGCCGGGGCGAAGAAGAAGCGGCCGTCTCCGGGCAGCTCGCCCGGACGCTGCGGCCCGAAGACGGCCGCGTCGATCGACACCGTGCCGGATGTGTGACCGGTGACGCGAACGATCGCGCCGTTGTCGAGGCGGGCCCACGATGTGTTGCTGCCGTCACCCTGGTCTTCGAAGAAACGCGAGCCCGGCGCATCGCGACCGAAGAGCAGGAGATCGACGGGGACGATACCGGTGAAGGCGAACGCGATCCATGGCGCCGGGTTGTCCGCGAGAACGACCTGGTTATAGGCCGCCGTTGGGTGACCGCCGGCGGTGCTGGCTGGATCGACCGCCCATATCGCATCTTGTGTGTTGCCGAATCCGAGGAACGACAGCAGCGACTGATCGTGCCGGGCGCCGGTCAATGAGACGTCGCCGAGGAGAAACGCGGTGCCATCGTACCCGTGTCGCACGTAGAAATTCGCGGCCACGTCGCTGTACGGCGTGCCGTAGGCGCGCGTGAAGCGGACGCGCCGCCCCTCGCCCTCGCCGGTATACGTGTCGCAGCGCAGCGACTTCAGGTCGTCGTTGCCCCACGGTCCCGATGGCGGGGTCGCGGCAGCGATTGCGGCGTTGATCGCCGAGCACAGCTCCTGAAGCAGGTAGTTGCCGGCTGCCACCTGGATGACGATCTCGGCGCTCAGGAAGTTGGCCACTTTGTCCTGGTGCCTGATGCCGATCAGAAACGTCTGCAGCGGCGCGTACTGTGGGACCACGATCTGGTCGCCGCGGATCTCGGCGCTCTCGAGCTGCGGCGCGACGACACCCTGCGACAGGTCGGCGATGACGCTCTCGAGCTCAGCGAGCCACGCGCCGCCTGAATACTCGAACCCCTTGAGGCGGCCGGCGATCAGGAGCACGCCGTCCGCTTCTGCCGTCGGCGTGCCGTTCGGATCGATGTGGCCGCAGTAGAGCGCGGCGGTGCGGCCGATCATCCCGACGGCGTCGCTCGAGACCGGAAGGTTGGCGCTCGGCAGCGTCTCGTTGGTGGAGGCGTCTTTTAAGACGCGATAGAGCGCTGGCGGCGGCCAGGTGATGCCGTTCCAGTTGTCGACGGCTGGGAATTTCTGGCGCGCGTCGATCGTGAAGGTCTGCACGCCCCCCGAGATCCCGCTCTTGGCGCTGTACGTTATCGCCTCCTGGCCGATGTAGGCGGTGGACGGCGCGGCAGGGAACGCTGTTGCGCCCCGCACCTCGAACGTGTCTCCGGTCGAGGCGGACGCCAGGAGATCCGCATTCAGGAATCCCCACGTCACCGCCGAGACGTTGCGCGCGCGCCCGGGCGCGATCAGGCGCCCGAACATCTTGTATGGCCCGGAGCTGTCGTACTGGTCGATGTCGATCAGCCTGAGCCGGCAGCGCGCGGCGCTGGCGATGCCACCCACGAGGTCGGGTAGCTTCTGCTCGATCGTGTCGGACGGGACGTCCATCCCGCGCTTGCCCGTGTACCCCGTGGGCAACGTCCAGGCGAAGGATCCGAAGGCCGACGCCGTCGGGTCAACCGTCGCCCAGAAGTAAAACGGCAGGCCGCTGATCTTGAGCCAGTAAAAAGGCTGCCATCCGATGCGTGAGACCTCGTCTGACGTCGCTCCCATGGCGCCCTACTGCGGCGTCTCGCCGGTCTCGGTGAGGTTGAAGCCGAGTGCCACGTTCCAGAGGTAGAGGTTCGCCGGCGTCAATTGCGCCGCGGGGAACGTCTTGCACAACGCGTCGTTGGGGTAATATTCAACGTAGTTGTACGGCGACGCTGACCCCTTCGACGGGGCGGAGGTGTTCACGCCGACGGCGTTGTCCCGGTCGCGCCACATGAGGACGCGATTCCCCAACGCGGGGCCGTAGCGCCACCACGTCTCCAGATCGGCGTTCGTGTGCCCCACCTGCGGACGGATGCGCCAGTAAGGCGACACACCGGTGAACTGATACTCGGCCGGCGTGTTGAATCCATTGTGCGTGAAGCTCATCGAGTTGTCCGACGACTGCTGGGCCGTGGTGTTCGCGTTCGGCACGCCGACGTTGATCGACGGGTCGAAGAGCGTCGGGCCCGTGCCGTGGATCGGCACCTCGGGCGACCACCAGAAGCGCGGCAGAACGTCGACTGTGCCGACCGTCGACGCGGGCACCGTGAGCGTGCCGGCGTTGGTGATGCCGAGCACCGTGCGGAACGTCGGCGAATTTGCGGCGGCGCTGTCGAGAAAGTTGAGCACGAGGGCGGACGTGCTGCTGTGACTGAAACGGACGATGTAGTCCGAACCGAGGTAGACCTGCCACGTCGTCGAGGCGTTGCCGCTGATCGTCTGGATGCTGGTGTTGAGCGCGGTCTTCACGGCCGAAAGAAACGACTGCCCATTCGACGACGCCGAGACGCCGCTGATTCCGTAGTAGTAACGCGTCTGCGAGAGCGCCTCGACCGTGCCGGTGCTGCCGCCACTGACGTCAGCGCGCACCGAATAGACCGATGCGTCGGCCTGGAGCATCGACACGAACGCTGGAATCGGGGTCGCCAATTTAGTGCCCCATCGGAATCATGCCGGTCTTGCTGTAATCGGCGTTGAGAGCTTCGCGCACGCGTCGACCGGCTTCGGCCTCGCCGCCTGGAAGGATCGTCTGGTTGATGACGATGCTCTGCGGCTGGCCGTTGTTGTTCGCTGGCGTTCCGATCGTGCTCGACGGGATGCCCGAGCCGCGGTTGACTGCCGGCGACGAGGTCGACGGGCGCCCAGCGTTCCCGCCCGCGCCCCCCGTGCCGACCGCGCGCGCGCCGAGGCCGGCGGCGACCGCAGCGCCTTCCCAGAGCCCGGCCGCCTCGAACGCGAGGGCTGCCTGCGGAACGTCGCCGTAGACGAGGAACCCGGCGCCCTCGGCAGCGAATTCGAGCGCGCGGATCTGATACTTGGTGCCGAGCGCCATCAGTTGGTCGTGCACGATTCGCTTGAGGCTCTCGGACTGTGCACCACCGATAGCGGCCTCGATGCTCGCGCCGGCCGCATGAGCCATCTCCTGACTGGCTTGGCTGATGTCGGCCATGAGCTGCAGCGCGACGTCGCTCGTGCCCTTGACCTTCTGGATGAAGTCCTCGCTGGGGTCGCCGTGCTCGTCGGTGGACTCGCCGAACATCAGCTTACTGAGAAGGCCGCCCTTCTTGATGCCGGCGGCCGACAATCGGCTGTCCTGCTTGGCGAGCATCTCCTTCTGGATCTTCTCGTAGTCGGCGATCAGCTTCTGCGCACCGCCTTCGCCGGTGTCCTTGTCCATCAGGTAGCCGGTCATGTCGCCGCCGATGGGACCACCTTGCGAGGCGTAGCCCGAGCCAGACGCACCCTTCAGGATGTTGTCGAGAAACACGCGGTCACGGCGTGCCTTCTCGGCGGCGGCTTCGCCTGCCTTGTCACGCTTCGGCCCGCCCGCCATCGCGCCGCGTCCCTCGAGCCCCGTTCGGATCTGTCCCGGCAGGCCCACGTCCTGGCCGCCTTCGTTCAGGTCGGCGCCCGCGGCCTCGAGCGCCGCGTCGGCTGCTGCTCCACGTTCTTGCGCTGCCGCTGCTCGCTGCGCGTCGATCCGCTTGGCCAACTCGAGCGAGTCCTCCTCGTGCAGCTTAAATCGACCGAGCGCAGCGACGCCGCGATTGATCATGTTCACGATCTCGTTCCACTCGCGGAGGAACTCCTGAGCGAACGTAATCGACTCGTCGCCAAGCTCCTTTTGCTTGTCCTTCATCTTCGTGAGCGCGGCGATCTGGAGCGCGTGAAGCTTGTCCTCTTGCGTGAGCTGGTCGACGTTCACGCCGATCGACTTGGCATATTCCTCGTTGGCCTTCGTGGCATCCACGACCACGCCAGCCTTTGCGAGTAGACGCGCCCGCCCGGTAGCGAGGCCGTCGATCAGCTTGTCGAGCGCCGTCTTGACGTCGGTTCCGGTCACCTCGGCGAAGTGCTGGGCCGTGGCGGCCAGCGCCGCGAATTCCTTGTCCGTGAGGTTCAGGTCTTTTTCGGCCGCGCGGTTCCGCTCCTGGATGAGCGTCAGTTCAGTGACCTGTCCATGCATCGCCGCGCTCGCCTCGGCGACGGAACCTTTGAGCGAGCCGTAGGCCATCGAGACGCTGTTGACGTACTCGGCGGCATCGTGAAGCTTTTCGATTCCTCCGATGATGGACTCGAAACCAGCCTTTACGCCTTCGGCAGCCTCCGCCAAGTGCGCGATATTCGCGAGCGTGACGTTGTAGTGCTCCTTTTCAGCCGCGGCGGCTTCCTTCGCCGCGCGTTGGGCCTCTTTGATCTGGGCGTTGGCGAGCTTGGTGGCCGCGGCCTCCTGCTCGTCCATCAGCCCCTGGATGACCTTGCCCTTGCGGATCTCCTCGTCGATCCGCTGCTGCGAGTATTTGATGTCACTCGCGAGCAAGAGCTTGCTCTGTTGCTCGTGGAGCTCGAGCAGCTTGGCGTTGACGCCATCCATCGCACCGGCGAACTTGTTCCCGGCGTCATTCGCGATCGATTCGGCCTGCCCGGGGTCGAGACCCTTGAGCAGCAGGCGAAGCAGTAGATCGTCGTCGTTGGCCATCAGCGCACGTCGACCCTGACGCCCATGCTGTTGCGCAGCTCGCCAGTCGCTTCGAGGATCGGCTTATCGCCGAACTTCTTCCGCTTCGCCTTGGCGTATTCCTCGGTCAGCTCGCGAAAGGTGCTGCCGCCGGGGTTCCGTTGCGCCTCGAAGTGCGACTCGATACCAGTCACCATGAGCCGCCCGATCGCGTTGAGGTCATCGCGCGTGAGCCCGCCATCCCGCTGCATCGCCTCGTGCACACGGTCCCGGATGACGGCGCGCGTGTCGGGGTCGAAGTAAAACGGGTTGCGGGCGTGCGCCTTCTGGACGGCGGCGATCATGGCGTTCTTCGAGCCGCCGCGGCTGCCACCGGCGACCACGTCCACGGTTGCCTCGCGGAAGGTCGCCAGCCGGCGCTGAATCGCGTTGCGGATGGCCTCAGCGATGCCCTCCGTCTGCATCTGGAAGAGGGGAACGAACGGGCTACCCACGGCCCCCCTCTTTCTTGCGGGCGAAGGCGCGCGCGGCGTCCCGCTCGATTTGGTAGAGCTGCGACAGGGAGGCTCGCTTCGGGGTGAGGTCCCGGTAGCGGATGGCCCCGGCTTCGAGCTCGGCGACGTCGGCCGAGACCAGCGCGATCGGGTGACGTCCGTCGACGAGGTGATCCGCTGGGAGGTCCATGGACATGGTGCGCAGGTAGTACTGAGGGCACTCGTGGAACTCGTAGTCGCTGCCCGGGATGGGGACGGTGCAGCCCTCTGGCAGGGTCGTTGCCACGTCGGGGCACGCGACGCTGCGCTGATAGTTGGGCGGCATGATTTCGGCGCAGCCTACGCAGCCTCCGCGGCCGGCGCGCTTGTGGTAGTCGCTGTCGGGGACGCCGTAGGCGTCACGGATGGCGTCTCCGTGGGCCGCGGCGATGATGCTTTTTTTTCCGGCTCCGTCGCCTTCGACGCCAGCCACACGTGGTAACCGTACGTCGAGATCATCGATCCGAAGCGCTTGTCGACGGCCCGGGTGAACCAGTCGGCGAGCATGATGAACGCCCCGACCTTGACCCGCCGGCGGTGAACGGCCCCGCTGGCGTCCGTGACCTCGGGGGGCTCGTCCGGGAAGTCGACGCTGAGGGCGAACGCCGCCGCCGCCGCCATGAGGGCGCCAGAGACACCTGCGGCGCTGAGGCTCTGCCCATCGACATAGGCAGCCTCCATGGTCGAAAGGCCACGGAAGGTGATGCGGCTGGGCTTCGTGCCCGGGCGCGCGTAGTCGCGCACGTGGGAGGCGTCCAGGTCGACACGCCAGGCCTCCAGCGCAGCCGCAGGGACGCGGTGGTTGCCCGTGGAACCATCCGGAGCCAGGTCGTAGAAGCAGGCCTCCCAGGGCCAGCAGGACTCCCGCTCGTCGTTTGGTTCCCAGCCGAAGGCAAAGCCCATCAGGCGCCGTCCTCTTCGTCGTCCTGGACGCGCGCGGCGGCCAGCGTTGCCAGGGGGATGGGGGGCGCGGCGCCGAATGACAGGCCAACACCGCACGAGCAGTGTAGGTGGATGTATCCCGGCGGCCCGGCGGCCTGCTCCTGGCTGTGGGCGGCGTGATCGGGCGCGCCGGTCGCTACCAGGACCGCGATGTCCTCCGGTGACATGGCTATCGGGCCTCCCCGGGCTGCGCGTCCCGAAACCTCACGTAGAGCACGTCGCCGCACTTGCAGTTGATGACGGCGCGGTGGCCGAGGTCGAGGGCGACGCTCCCGCCGCCGTGAGTCACGTGCGCCGGATGGGCGTTGCGCAAGCTCGCGATGACCGAGGCCTCCCGCGGGCTGACGGCCCCGTTGGGCGCCACGGCGGCCGGCGCTGGCTCTTGTGGCTTCGCGGTCGCCGTGGGCGCGGTATCCGCCGCCACCGGGGTCACCGCCTCGGGCGTCGCCTCGGGCACCGGGGGCGTCGGTACCTCGAGGACCACCGTCGTCTCCTCCGAGGCGTCGATCTTGCGTCGGGCCATGGCTACAGCCACCCCATCGAGAGCGCCGGCAGCGCCGCGTTGAAGCTGTTTCCGGGGATGTCCTGGGGCCGAATGGCCGCCCACTTGGCGGCATACTCGCCTTGCCCGGCGGTGTACTTCTGCGGCGCCGAGACCACCTGCAGCGCCGGCACGGCTACCGCCCACGTGTTCCCCGGGGCGCTGCCCTTCTGGTAGAGAAAGTCCAGCGAGGCGCGGCGGTTCATCAGGTCGACCACGTCCTCGAAGCTCGAGCGATCGTCCTCGTCGCTCTTGATCGTGAACGTCCCGCCCTGCGGCTTGAGGGTCATCATGCAGCCGTCGGACTGGTTCGAACCGGTGAGGCTGTTTCGTAGCACCGGCACGAAACCAAAGTCGATCGTGAGGTTGTCCATGAGGACGTTCACGCCGTTGAAGAGGCAGCGGCTGCCCTTCGCGTCGAAGGGGACCGTCGTGTCGAGGTTCGCGATCGGGAGCGTCGCCGCCGGCGTGACCCAGGTCGACAGCGTGTATTCGTGACCCTCGGCGACCATGTACTTGAACGCGAAGCTCACCATCTGGTCGCGCGTGATGCTCACCGTGAGCGTCGGCATGCAGCCGTGCGCCACCTTGCGGAACAGACCTCCCATAAAATAGTCGAAACAGAAGGTGCGGAAGTCGGTCGCCTTGCGCTGGTACCAGCTCGAGGCGTAAACCGCCGCCTCCTCTTCGACGCTGGCCGCCGTGATGTGGCTCGGGCCGACCGTGATCGCCGTGCTGGCGATGCTGCGCACCTGGCCGACCTCGCCGGTTGGGGCGAGCATGAAACCGCCAACCGACCAGCGCGATCCGCCGGTGGTGACGTTGATGACGTTGCCGCTCGAGCTCGGCGCCGAGAGATCGCCCGTGTCGAGCGTCTGCGTGAAGATGGCCGCGAGGAGATCGCTCATCTCGACCGGCGCCACGGCCGCGGTCGCGTTGCCTGCCGAAGCCGTGAGACCGCGCACTGGCAGATTGAAGCCGACGCTGCCGTCGTAGTTCACCATGACGCTCGGTGCCGCATCGCCGTAGCCGACGATGGTTCGCGCGATCTCCTTGCGGTTGAGATCGAAGGTGACCTGCCCTTCGGGCCGCAGGCGCTTGCGCAGCAGCCACAGCTCGTCGGCGACCGTGGAGGTCACGGCGTCGGCGATCGTAAACGTGCCCCCCGACGTGGCGAAGGCCGTCACCTTCGATGCCTTGCCGGCGTTCTGTCCGCCGGCCGCGATGAGGTGGTACCCCTTCGCGAGCCAATACGAATCGGGCTCGTTGGTGATGCTCGCGTGCGGCGAGCTCACCACCGTCGTCGTGGAACCGCTGCCGGTCGCGCGCACCGGGACATCGCCAGGCGTCCAAACACGAACACTCGTGACGCTGGCCGTCGATGTCCATGCGGCATCGACGGTACCCGTCGTGGTCGATCGCGACTTGATCTGACGAAGTTGATCGCGGGCGCTGCCGTCTTCGGGCTGGACGTACGCGCCGATGTGCGATGCGCCGAGGTTGCCGTCCTTGATCGTCGTCGTCGTCATGGTGTTGGTGGACGTCGTGGGCGAGAACGACCTCGGGCTGCCTTCCTGCGACGTCCGATACTGCGTCTCCTCGCACGCGAGAAGAACGTCAGATGTTTGGCGCCGTGGTTCCTGGTAGCTCATTGTGTATGTCCTTTCGAAGCGTTCATCAGAACGTCGGAACCCCGCACACGACCTTGCCGAGGCTGTCGTCTCGAACCGGCAACTCGTTGTAGTCGTACTTCACCGCAGATCCGAACTGCACCGGCTTGCCGCTCCCGGTCGCCGTCCAGCTCGTGAACGGACTGGACACGGCACACGCACGCGTTCCCTCGTTGTAGAAATTGAGAATGCTTCCGAGGTTGCCGCTGCCACTGAGCACGTCGAGGCGGATGTCGGCGTTGAATTCCAGTGTGATCGCGCTGTCCTGGCAATCCCAGAAGCCGAATTCAGAATCAGCGCCGTTCTCGGTATTTGTCATCGTCGCGCGAGACATGAATTGCAGGAATGACTTGTAGACGGTGTTGAAGCCGCCGACCGTAACCTCGGCGCCGTTGAAGTAGGCCCCTCCCGTCCGATCGTCGAAAAATGTGGAATTCGTGAAGAGAGGCGAGCCGGTGAACGTCATCCCAGAATTACCGCAGTTTAGCTCGCTGATGCTGCCGCCGAGCGACGACGTAAAGGTAAACCACGTCAGCGCGGCGAGTATCTGCGAGCCGAGTGGCGGACGGACGGCGGTCGAGATAATGCCGTCGCCGCCGATGGTCAGCGTTTGAACGCGCGTGTAGATATTCGGCGCGATCCGCAGGTAGGCCAGGCGTGGGAAGGTGATGATTTCGTACTGGTCGCCGACGATAAACTCGCTCCGCACACACGACGTCTGCTGATCGATGCCCTCAAATGTGTCCGTCGGCGTCGCAATCTGCGCAGTCTTCGAGCCGAGGTCGGCGAGCATCCATGCGTGCTTCGTGCCACCAGTGTTTCGGATCATGCGACCGCGGAGCTTTGTCGAAATGCATCCGGCGTGGTCCGCTGCGCTCGTGCAGCCGGCCGTCCATGAGGAGGTAAGCCCCGAGTCGGTGACGGTGCCCCTCGTGTTCCCGCTCTGTGCAACGACCGCAGACAGCGTGCCGGATCCGATGACGGTCGGCTTGCCGAGGAACATCAGCGTGCCTTCTTGGCCGCTGTCCACGTTCGTGCTGCTCGTCGGAAAGAAACCGTCGATGTAGACGTTCTCGGTGTCGTCGTCGAGGATGTGAACGGCAAGGATGTCACCTAGTCGGCAGCCCTTCATGCGGCGGATAAACTCGGCAAGGCTCGCAAGCGGGTGCGCGTCGGCCGCAGCCATGCTCGCGCCCCATCCCGCGTTCTCGTCGTTACCGGTCGCGGGGCTGAGCGACCAAAACGACTGGTGCGAGCACCACGCCGGGTTAGGCGTGAACGTGCGCACCCACTGGTGCGTACCGTCGCTCGCGCTGACAATCGTGATCCCGTCTGTGGTGAGCGTCGTCCCGGACTGGAGGCGGAAATAGTCGCCGACCGAAGCGACCCACGTCAGGCCGGATGCACCCGGCAGAGACTTTGTGCGCATCGCCGACAGAGCGGCAAGAGTCGCGGCGCCGGTGTCGCCGATGGCGTCCGGTGGCGCGCAGCAGAGCGTGGCTGCCAACGTGACGATAGCGGCGAGGCGTTTGAGCAGGCGCATGGTCACATCCCCGTCACAGCGGCAGCGAGGCGGTCGAGCGCCTCGGCGATGGTGATTGGGGCCGAGCCCGCCCAGTCTCCCGGCTGAGCCGGCGAGTAGGCCGCCCAGAAGGCGGTCGTGTCGGGCGGCACGAAGATGGCCCCCGGTCCGCCGATGGCGGTCACGAGGTCGGACCGCCACTCGACCCAGAAACGCACGGCCCAGACCTCGGCGCGCGGCTTGTCGATGATTCGCTCGGCGCCGATGAACCGCACCTCGCGAATGCCTGTGACGCTACCGGCGTAATAGGCAGGGTTCGACAGGACATCGGCCACCCGCTGGGCGTCGCTGGCGGCGTTGCGCATGACGCTCTGCCGGTCGCCTTCGTCCATGTCGCCGCCGCCGCGGTAGTACCCGAGCTCGACGGCGATCGTGGCCTCGAAGGTCGATTCGGTGTTGCCGAATGTGGCTTTCACCTTGGGGATCGCCGTGATGTCGATGAAGTAGACGCCGTCGACGGCCGAATCGGGCTCTTTGCCGAGCGCAAGCCGGTACCCCGACGCCTTGAAGGTCTCGTCTGATGCGTCCGACGTGACGAGCTCGAGGTTAGCCGCGAACTGCGCCAGGACGAGCGAAGCAAACTGGAAAGCCATCAGGCGCGATCCAGGGTGATGGAGGTGAAGCCGACGTCATCAACACCGTCAGTTCGCTCGTCGCCGTCGGTGTCGAATGCGACCTGGCTGCGCAGGTGCTCGATTTGGGCCTGATAGTCCTTCGCGAGCTGCGCCATGATGTCCGCGAAGTCGTCGCCCAGGGCGTAGCGGCGCTGCAGCCACCACTTCATCGCGCACGGTTCGCGGAAGGCGCTGGCACCGAGGGCGGCATAGACGCGGAACTTGCCGCCGAAGTCGAGCAGGAAGCGGTCGCGGGCCGTGCGCAGCGTGCGCGGGAGATCGAGCTCGGCGTCGACGATCTTGCCGAGCTTCGGGAAAATCTCGCGCAGGTCGCTCTCGTCGCAGAGCATCTCGGGAATCTTGTGCGCGACGCAATCGACGTCCTCGGTCACCGGATCGCCGGATGCCGGGATGAAGTCGGCATGACCGCCCCACCACAGCGTGTCCGCCTGCGTCGATGTGACGTCCATGTACGCGCGCAGCCCTGTGAACACCGCTCCTGTCGCGTGCGCTGCGATCGTGGGCGCCGTGAGCGTCGCCGTGGAGCCGCTCAGGCTTTTCACGGTGACGACCTCGGTGGGGTCGGTCGATGCCGTGGCGCCGAGGCGGTAGCGCCGCCCGTTGACGACGCCCGTCGCCGACGCAAGGGAAAGCGTCGTCGCCTTCGCCGCCACCGTCGTGACGCTGGTGCTGACGCTGTCGAGCGAGACCGTGCCGGCGCTGACCTTGAGCGCGCCCTGCGCGTTGTACAGGTTGACCGTGCAGGACGACGGCGTGCCGTTCAGGAAGTACGTCTCGAGCGTGCCACCGACGCCCTTGACCAATGCGAGGAGCGCCATGATCTTGTCGCTTTACGGAGCGCCCACCAAACAGAGCACATCATAAGCGTTGGCCGTATGGCCGCCCGCGGCGTCATCACCAACCTGCATACGGATTTCGTAGGGACCTGCGCCAGATAATACGCCCCACGCCGCAGTTACAGCCGCAGCCTGATCGAGACTCGCGCTCAGATTGGCGCCGCCAGTGTTCCACATTTCGACGGTGTGAAGCGCGGTGTCACGCGCAACGGTGGTGTCGGTTATTACCGAGGTGCCAATCGACAGGAAGAAATTCGACAGCGTCATGTCAGGCTTGTCGATGCCGAACCAGATATTTTGCCCGGCACCGCCGGATAGCAGCCCCATGAGTAATTTTGTATTATCGTTCGGCGTTGTGATCATCTTGAACTGAACCGCGAGATACCAGCTATCGCTCTTCACGTTCGACGTAACGTTTTGGTACTTCGTCTTCCATGACGCCGTCACCCCGCCAGCGCTCGGCAACGTGAATACGCCTCCGCGGTCGCCCGACGCCGCGCTTACCGAGCCAAGCGCCCCGTTCGCCCAGTTGGCGTCCGTAAACAGCGGATCGTAGAACTCTGTCACGCCGGCAGCCGTTAACCCTAGGAGCCCAAGGCCGCGGACCCGGTAAATCTCCTGCCAGGTTTGGGCGGCGGCAACCAACGTGGAACCACTCCGGCGTACGCGATGACCATCGGAGATGGTGCCGGCTGTCATGCCGTTGAGCGCGGCCACCGTCGGACTCGGGTATGAGCCACTGAGATCGCCGCTTGCGGCACCCCCGGGGATGCCGCCGACCTGCCCGCTTTCGTCGAATGAGGCCATGGCTACTCGAGCGGGATCCCGACCCAGGTTGAAACGACGTGGTTCGAACCGGGGATGCAGCGAGTTGCGAACCGCTCGAAATTGCGCGGAGCCACCGAGAAATACTCGGTCAGCACCGCGGTCGAGGCGTCTGGTGACCACTTCGATGTTGCCGCGGTGATGCTGCTCCCGCCGTTCAGCGACCCGAGATACGACCAGTTCCCCGCCTGCGCGCTGTAGCCGTAGACAGGGACCGTGCACGAGATTGTCCCGGTCGTGATCTGGATCCTCGCCATGACGAACAGGCGGTTTGAGGCGTGGCCACTGGCGCCGGTGGCCATCCCAGATAGCCCGACGCCGTCGGTTGATGCCGACGGGTAAGGCGTGGCCGCGGTGCTGCCCACCAGGTCCTGGATCCAGTCGACGCGGCCCTCGGTCAGAACGAGCGACATTTCAGGCTGCCTTTCGCATCGCCGCACCTTCGCGCTTGCGACACTCGGATACGTCGATGCATTGAATGCCGTCGACGAGGATGATCTGTGAGCCGTCGGGCGCTCCAACGGTGTGCTTCTCTGCGGCTTCCCACGGCCCGTGCTGGAATTCGAGCCGGCCGCTGTCCTTCTCGTGGACCGTCGCGAGTGTCGGATCCGCGAGCACCTTCCAGCCGGCTTGCTGCGCGCGCCAGCAAAAATAGAAATCCTCGCCCATCACTTCGTTCGTGCCGTACTTCGTGCGGTACGGCCAGAACAGGAACGGGTCGATGCCGCCCGTCTTTCGCGCGATGTCGCGGAACACCTGCGTCCGCACGAGCATGAAGCCGGTACCGATGCCGCCGCACTCGAATGGCGTTTGTGGCAGGCCACAGACGGCGCTCACCATCTCACCCGGCACGTGCTCGGACCCTGCGCCGTCGGGATGCCACATGTTCACCGTCGGGATCATCGGCGCCTCGCGCAGGTAGACAGCGCCCACGACGCCAACCTTCGGGTCGGCCTTCATGTGACCGAGGAACGTGTCAAGTGGGTTGCCGGCCGCCCCACCCCGATGGTGGACGATGAGATCATCGTCGTGCATCAGAACGTAGTCGTAGCCGCCGGTGAGCGCCTGTCGTGCGATCTCGCAGCGCGCTATCTGCACCGGGCCAGACGTCATGACGAAGTCCTCGGCGTCATGCGCGAACGCCTTTTGGCCGAGCCGAATCGCCATGATCGAGGTCAGGTACCCGAGCCGTGGATGGCGGCCGGTCGGCGTTGCGTAAAGCAGACGCGGGCGCACGTCAGACCGGGCCGCGAGTTTCCCCGCGCCTACCTCGGTCTCCGTGCGCACCGCGTCGCTCAACGTGATGCTCCTAGTAGCCCTGCGCCATGATGGTCGTGGTCAGGGTGCTGATGTCCGCCGTGGTGTTGTCCACGAAGAGCCCGGCGCTCGATGTGCCCGAAAGGCCAGCGTTGAAAAGCTGAACCTTCGCCACCAGGGTCGTGTTCGGATCGCCGCGGAAGGCCGCCGTTGCGCCCACGCCGGCGAGCGCGATCGCCACCGATGGGTTGATGCACGCCGCCGGATTCCCGCCGAGGAACTTGTGCGGGAAGTAGGTCGAAAGCGTGACGCTCTCGCCGCCTGCGGTGTAGGGATTGGTGAACGAGCCGGTGAACCGGATCGTTTTCACGCCGTCGCCGGCGTTGCCTTGGTACTGATCGTCGATGACTGTGAGTGTCAGGGTCATGTTGCTCTCCTAGACGCGGCTCTCCGCGCCCTTCGATTTGTGTGCTGATGCTGCTGGTGCGACCGGCTCGAGCGCGTCGCGGATGGACGCGTGCAAGTCGATCACCTCTTTCGATGCGGTGGGCAGCGTCGCCTCGACCTTCAGCCATTCCCATTCGACGACCGTTCCTCGTCGGTTGCCCTTCGAGCGGTTGTCCTTCATCGGCCATCCGGAGGCCACGAGGACCTTCCGCGCTTCGAGATGCGACAGCGTCGCGTCTTTGCCGAGCGGAACGTCCTTGGTGACCTTGCGGGTATGGTTGGTGCCGGGAACGACTTCGGTAAACTGGCGACGGATCTTGATCTGCCCATTCGGGTCGTATGCGACGGTCGAGCCGTCGTTCTTGATTGCGACGAGACGAACCGGCCGGCTGGTAACGAGCTCGTCCTCGCGGAGGACAACCTCGGCGACGGTCGGCTTCCCCGAATCCACGACCACACCGTCCATGCACTCGAGGCCGAGCGTTCGAAACGGCTCGTCCTCCATGAGCAAGTTCGTGATGAAGAACTTGCCCGTGGCAATGAGACCCATGAGCCACGTGCGGCAAGCGTTTCGACGCTTCTCGTCCGTGGGCTGGTTCTTGACGGTGGGATCGAACATTCGGGGTCGCCTTTCTAGGCGGAGAAGCCGGTGAGCTTGAACGCCTTCATGCGGTTGCGGGTCGTGAGACCACCGGCCCAGGTCATGAGCCAGCGATCCGAGTCGTCGTTTTTGGCGAGCGGCACGACGTTGAGCGGGCGCTGCGTCGCGATCTCGATCTGCTCGCGCTCGACGCCCATCCAAATGCTGTTCGTGAGGTCGCGCAGCGGGATGACCGGGATGCCACCGACGGCCATGTTGGTGTAGTCGCCGAGATTCATCACGTAGCCGCCAGCGCTCACCAGCGTGCGGACGCTGTTGCTGGTCTGGCCCGGATTCCCGAAGACGCCCTTGGCCTTCATCATCTGCTTGTGCGACGTGAGGATCAGGTTGATGTTCGCGGCGTACTCGGGATCGCGAACGTTCTGCAGCGCGGTGTCGATGTCCGCGACCGCGATCGTGGTGCTCGACGTGTTCTCGTACGCCGCCCACCACGTGTAGGTGTTCGGGTCGATGCCGGCGAGCGTGCCCGCGCTGTCGACGATGCCCTGGATGCCGACGGGAGCCGTGACGCCCGTGCCGAGCATGTCGGTGGTGATCAGGTCGACGAGATCCTTCGTCGCGTATGTGAATTCCTTCTCGGCCTGGTCGAAGAAGACGGCCGTCTGATTGCCGCCCTGCGTCTGATCGTAGACGTGGCCGGTGATCGAGATCGTCGCCCGGTAGTGCTTCTCCGGGAAGTTCGCGGTGAGGTAGCTCTGCGAGCCGGCCACACCGAGGGCGTCGCCTTCGGCGTAGGTGCTGACGCTCGAGTTGCCACCGTAGTGGATCTTGTAGTTCTTCGTGGCGCCGCCTTCCCAGCCCGCGGGGGCGAAGAGCGGCATGAGCTCGTTGTTTCGGAAGAGCGCTTCGGACAAGCCGGCTGCGGCCGTGGTCCGAAGTGCTGCGGTGAGTGCTGCTGTGGCCGTACCTGCCATGATCCGTGCTCCCGACTACATCCCCTCGACCTGGCGCTTGCCCTCGAAGATTTCGAGTGCGGCGCGCGCGAGATCGCCTGGTTTGTAGACTTCTGACTTTCCGTTACCGGCTGTGCCGGCGGTGCTTGCGCCGGCGGCGGCGCCGCTGCTGTGCTCGCCCTTGGGCGGGACCTTTCCGGTGCCCGTGCCAGGTTTGAACTCTGCAGCGCGGAGATGCGGCTTTGCCTCGAGGAACTTGTCGATGTACGCGCCGAGGTCGGTACCATCCGGTGCGGCCGCGGTGCCGTCCTCCGCAAGCACGAGCCGCGATGACAGATGGACCTGCATGTCCTCTGGATCGCGGAATTTCGTCGCATGCGGTGACAGCGCCTTTGAGCGCAACGTCTGGTCCTTGAAAACCGACAGCTCACTGATGGTCTTTTCAGACTCCCTCAGCTTGCTTTCGAGCTTCTTCTGCGCGGCGGTGAGTACTTCGACTTCCCCTTTCGCCTTCTTCGACGTCGCCAGGCGCGTCTTGACCTCGCCGAGATCTTCATCGTCGTCGAGCTCGAGACTCGCTAGGACATCGGCGCGCGCTTTCGCCGCCGTTTCCTTGGTCGCCTTCTCCACCCGCTTTTTCACTTCCTGATCGAGCAAGTGCAGGTACTCACCCTTGGTCTTGAAAACGACCTCGGGCTTGTCCTTTTCTTCGGTGGTATCCGGCTTGGCGTCGTCTTTTTCTGGCATCGCTTCTCTCCAGCCCACTCTTCGGCGTGGGTTGCCGTCGCCTGATTGCGGCTCAGGTAGCCGTCGCCGGATTTAGGCCCCGGTAGCCTTCGCCTGGATTGGCCGCCCAGGTTGCGGTTTTTGCGTCCCTTGTTCCCCCGGCTTGGCGTTGTCAATAGGCTTCGCGCCGGGCGGTAAATTGGTGGCGCCGGCGAGCGACTCGGGGGCGTCTGAGATGGCGAGCGCGGCGGCCTGCATAGCCTCGCGGACCATGGCGTCTTGCGCCTTTTTGTCCTCGACGGACTTCAACAGCGCGTCGACCTCCTCGGATGGCAGTGAATCGCTCCACCGTCGGCGCACGAGGTCGGAGATCAACTGCACATCCACCTCGGCTGGCAACCCGAGCTTTTGGAACGCGAGCGCTTCGTCGAGGTCGGCCTTGAAGCTGCGCACGTCGAAATCGCGCGGGTAGACGATTCGGATCTTCGCGGCCTTCGTGTCCTTGGTGGAGTAGGACAGCACGAGCTCGGCGATGCGCCGCTCGGCGTCCTGGCCGGCCTGCGCGATGTCGGCGAGCAGCGATTTCTTGTCGTCGCTTTCGAGCTCGAGCGCGGCGGCGCTGGACTTCTGCTTGCTGCCCTCGCTCTGCCCGCGGCCGACCCCGATCACGCTCTTGGCCTGCTCGAGCTCGGAGCCGATGAGCATCATCAGCACTTCGAGCTGCTTCGCGTCGGGCGAGATGTACTCAGGCTTTGCGCTCGAGGCGCCAGGGTCGTAGCCGAACGCCGTGTTGGTCCCGATCTGGGTGGCGTCGAGCGACTTCGACGGATCCGGGATGATGAGCCACGAGAACGTCTGCTTGTAGGCGATCTCGTCGGCCAGCGAGCAGTGGTTGAAGATGCTGTTTCCGATCTTGGCGATGTCGCCGACCAGAGACACGCCGTGCGGAAAATCGCTTTCGGTGTCCTGCTGCGCGTACACCGGCTCCCACGGCACGCGACCGATCGTGATCGGCCGACGCGCGACCTCCTGGTAGCCCTGCGCAACGTTGGCCGGCCCGCGCGTCGACTCGTAAACGACGTACTCGATCATCTCGGTCTTCGTCCAGATGCGATAACGGCTCTCGGCCTCGAATGGCTCGTCCCATCGCCGTTTTTTCTCGGTGGCGACGTACTGTTTCAGCCATTCGATCTCGCCGTCGTCGTCGGCTTGCCAATCGACGACGTCCTGCGGGCTCACGCCGTAGACGTAGGGCTTGCCGTCGGCATCCTCGTCGTTCGGATCGTCGTTGATGTCCGCGACGACCCACCACATCCCGGCCCAATTGGCTTTGCGCAGGATGTCGCGCATGAACACCTCCATCGAACAGAGCCGGTCCTCGTCGGTAGCCTCCCAGAAGTCTTTGAGCACCTTCGGGCCGTCGCGCGTAACGCCCGACTTCATGGCGTGCGACACGAGCGAATTGACGACGGGCTTGACGATGTTGAAGTAGCGCGCGCGGCGGTTGCGGTTGTAGTACTCCCAGGCTTTCTCGCGGGAGTGCCGGTGGAGCATCGAGCGAAACGCGGTGACCGAGAGCTCGAGCTGCTGCTGTTGCGTCGCCAGCGTGGTCAGGGTGCCATCGCTGTTGCGGCTCAGGATCGGCTCCGTGAACTCGACTGAGTACCTCACCGGCTCGAGGTACGACTGCCCTCCCTCGTAGCTGATGCGCAGGAACTCCCACCACTTGTCGCGGCGGTTGTAGAGGGGGTGACGCTTTGCGATCCAACCCGCACCGGCCGTGTTGATGGTCGTGGCTACGGAGGCGGCGCCTGCTACGGACACGAGGGCGTCCCTTGTTCCCAGCCGGGGCCGGTGTCAAGAGGCGTCAGTTGGACGTGGGGCGCCGGACGTACTTTACGAGCGTGGCGACGCGCTTGATGTGGTCCACCATCGCCTGGTCGAGGTTGTCGCCGTAGGTGCGGCGGTCGTCGCGGATCTCACGGATGCGGCGCTGGAGCGCCCGGGTGCCCGGGATCACGCGCTTTGGTGGTTTCTTGGGCATGGGTGCGCTACGCGCGGTCGGCTAATCGTAGAGATTTCCGTGTCTCGCGCGCGCTCGCCGGAACTATCGCCCTAGCTGGTCTTGCTACCTGCAGCGTAGGCTTCGACTCGCGCGCTATAAGACATACCGGCTGCCCCTCGACTTCCGCGATGCGCACAGTCCAGCGTGGGCGGCGTCCTCCCGACGAGCCCGCGTAGCCTGTACCCCACGAGCGTGACCGCAGCACGCGCTCGCGACAGAAGCCTTGGTTATGATGACCGGCACGCGATCGGGTCCCGTGCCACGGGCGCACGGCGAGCGCAAGGGCGATGTCAGCCGTCGTCGCTGACCAGGTCCGAATAGCGCAGGTACGGCGGGCGTGGCTCAGGGCGCCCAGGAGCTCTGAGAACGGGCAACCCGTCGAAGCGCGCGGCTATCTCCTGCGGCGTGGCATCGCCGGGTAGGTCGAGCATCCGCAGCATGTGGAAGCGCTCAACCGCGGCGTTGAATTCGGCCTCAACGCGGCGTGCTTCCCACACATCCTCTTGGCACTCCGGACATCGGAGTCGCTCCATCGTCCTGTCGAGCGAAGCGCGGAGGTCGTCGGCCGTCGGCGGCGGGCCCACGGTGTTGCTCCACGTCGAATCGCCGAGCAACAGCGGTTCCACCGGCGGGTTGTGCTTCTCGCAAGCCATACCGGCGAGTCTACAGCGCCCGCATCACCGGGGGCTTGATCGAGTAGCTGATGGCATAACGCAAAGCGGTCACCGCGTGATCACTCTGATGCGCCGCTGGTTTCTCGAGCCAATCCCCGCGCGGCGTCTGCTCCCATCGGTAGCTGCCGATCTCACGTACGAGGTTCGGACACCTCGGCTTGACGATGTGCACCATGCCTCGATGGATCAGGCTCGCCACGGTTCTGATGCCGCTCAGGATCGACCTGGCGTGCTCGTCGTACTTGCCGCTGCCGAAGTTGCGATGGCCCACCGCCCGCATGCCAGCGCGGGTGAACCGACGCAAGTTGTCGGGCTCGGCAGGGTCGCACACCCATTCCGAGAACTGGTGCTCGGCCTGCAACCTCAGGCCATTCGGGACCCAGAAGTCCTCCACGAGCTCGGAACGCTGATAAACCTCGTCGAAGGCCCAGATGTGGCCGCCTTGGGTGATGCCGACGATGAGCTCGGCGCCCGGGTTCGAGATGCCCCAGTCAACCCCGCCGAGGATGCGCGCGAACTGGATGCCCTCGGGCAGAGCGTCGTGCTCGTAGCGAGTGTGCCAGTGCTTGTAGATCTGACCCTCAAAGACGTTGAAGCGTCCGCGGTACTCCCGCTCGAAGTACTCGGGCGGCATGTCCCGTTGCGCGTCGGCGATCTCCTGCCGCGGAATGTAGGGGTTGTCCGCCGTCTCCCAGGTGAAGAACGCATAGCCGGGGGTGCCCTTCTCGGCCGGCTCGACAAACCGCTGGTGCACCCAGTCGTAACCCATGGGCGTCGTGGTCACGATGGCCCACCCGTCTTTGTCCGACAGTGCGGCGCGAAGGAACTGCAGCCACGCCGATGGCAGGAGCCGCACGGCCTCCTCGATCCACAGGCCGTTTAGACCTCGAGCTACCAGCCGCTTCGGGACCTTGCCCGACTTGAACTGGATTTTGATGTCCTGCTCGAGCCACCACACCCGGCTAGCGGTGTTGGTGTGCTCCATCAGCTCCTCGGGGATGACCTGAGACAGCGCCACCTGCGACTCGTCGAGGAGGTCATACGTCTCGGCGACAACCCAATACAGCAGCCGAGGCTTTCGTTTGTGCCATTCGGCCGTGTCGACCTTGGCGTTGCCGCGCGAATAGATCAGGGCGGCGTTGTGCGGCTTGCCGGCGTCCCGCTTGGCGATCTCTCTAGCTTCGGCGCGCTGGTTCCATTCGAGATCGCGCATCATGCGGTTGGCGAACTTGCGCGCGCCCGAGTAGGTCTTGGTGCCGCGTCGGCCGGTGACGGCGCAGACGAACCGCGCCGGTGACTTCATGAACCCAAGGGCCGCGGGTATCGGCTGGAGGCCGCCGCCCATGCGGAGCGCCTGCTCGATCATGCTGGCTCGTCCGGCTCTGGCTCCTTCGGTTCGTCGGCCTCAGCTTCGTCGTCGCCAGGCTCGGGCTCGAGCGGCCGCTCGGGCTCGAACTCCACGATCACGCGCTTGGTGCCCGCCGGCAGTTGTCCGCCATCGTTCGGCTGCGCCGCCTTGCCCCATGCCCGCTCGATAATGATCTCGGCTGCACGGACCTGGGCGGGCCCGGTGCCTGACATCATGATTTGCGCAAGCTTTTTGAGAGCGACGAGGGAGATTTCGCGTGCCGCTGCGACGAATTCCTCGTTCGTCTTCGGCCGCCCACCAGGGTTGCCTGACACCCCCGCCGCGAACTGGCCAGTGGGCACGCGGCCCGGCGCCGGTGGGGGCGGCGGCGCCTGATCCTTGCCTGATCTCAGGCGCGGCTGTTTCGCCATCTCACGCTGCCTGCACAGCGCGGCTTTCGACCAGCTTCGGCTGCAGGCCCATGCCGGCCATTCGCTCCAGGATCACCGCGGCGTACCGCGGGTCGAGCTCCATGGCGAAGCAGCGGCGGCCGAGCTGCTCCGCGGCGACAAGCTGGCTCCCCGATCCGCCGAAGGGCTCGAAGCACACCTCGCCCGGCTTCGTGTGGTTGCGCATCGGGATCGCGAAGATCTCGACGGGCTTCTGCGTCGGGTGGACACGCTTGCCGTTCGAGGTCTCGTTGGTGATTTCCCAGACCGACGTCTGGTTCCGCTCACCGTAGAACGGCGGCCTGTGCCCCTGCACCCAGCCGTAGAAGCACAGCTCGTGGCGCCAGTGGTAGTCGCCGAAGCCGAATAAAAGTGACGGCTTCACCCAGATAATTTGTCTGTGGAGCACGAGATTTGCAGCAGCAGCAGCAGCAGCAGCAAAAAAAGCCTGCGTCTTATGCGCGTGCCACAGGTACCAGGCGGCGGTGGGCTCGAGCGCGGAGGCTATCGCCGCGCGGAAGCAGGCCTCGAGGAATGGCTGGATGTCCTCGCCCGTCTTCTCGTCGTTGTCGATGCCGTCTTCCCACTTCGGCATCCGCGCCTGCCGAACGTGCGCACGGTCGGCAGCTACACGCGTATCGTCGGTGTACGCCACGCCGTAGGGCGGGTCGGTCGCCATGAGCGCCGCGCGCTGCCCGTCCATCAGCCGCGCGACGTCCTCGGCCTTCGTCGAGTCGCCGCACATCAGCCGGTGCGCTCCGATCTCCCATACCTGCCCGAGCGCCGTCGCCCACTTCGCCGCAAGCGCCTCGCCGGCCTCCGTGTTCGCACCGGGGTCTTCGCCCGTCTGCGGCTCTGGCCCGAAGTTCGCCCAGAACTTCTCCAGGTCAAGCTCGGCGAATCGAAAGTGCTGCTCGATCTCCTCGAACTCTATCCCGCCCTCGGTCATGAACTCGGACAGCCCCTCCCCGGTGATCTCGCCGAACTGGCTCGTCAGGCTGAGCACCTTCATCCGTGCCTCGCGCTCGTCTGCGGCCTCGACCCACGAGACGGGTAGCGGCGGCACCGTCCACCCATCCTCGCGCATTTTGGTGAGCGCGCGGACACGCTGGTGGCCGTTGAGGATTCGGATCTTGCCGTCGGGATGCTTCCAGCATGAGACGGGCTCGCTGAAGCCAAGCTCGATGATGTCGAGTCGGAGCTTCTCGTAGTTCTCCTTCGATAGGTCTTTGAGGCCACCTTGAAATGCAGTCAGCTTGTCCAGCTCAACGACGGCGGCGCCGCTGCACGCGATGCGCACGACGCGCTCACCGCCCGACGTTGCCACCGGCTTGGGTTGCTTCTTACTCGCCACCCGCAGTCCCCTTGCCACCGTTGCTCGTGAATCGCAAGACGACCTCGTAGCGTGGCGGGTCGTCGGGGTTGTGGTGGCGGTGGCTCTCGGCCTGAAACGACACGCCCAGCCGCGTCAGGTAGCGGGCGTCCCTCCCGTAGGCCAGCACGACCGGGCCGCATGTCGCTTGGTACCTCAGCAGGGCGTGCACACGTAGGGAACTGTGGGTTGCGGTACCGTTACGGCTGCGCGGGATGTACGTCTTTTCGCTCTCTTTGGGCTTCCGCTTCACCCGGTCCCTTCGGGCTCGGCCTTCTCGGTGCCGGCGATGCGCCGCACCCATGCCACGCCGTAGGGGTCGGACACCGTCGTGACCTTGACCAGCAGGTCGCCGGCTTGCCACTCTCCGAGGATCACGTCATCGCCCTTGGCTGTCCTGAACGGCGTGCCGGTCGACACGAGCCGCTGCTTGTCGACACGCCCGATGCAGAGCGGCGACCGTTCGCGATGCGCCCGGTCGAGCCGCTTCAGGATGCCGACGCCATCCTTGCTCTCGGCGTAGGTGATAGCGATGACATCGCCCGCGTCACAACGGGTGCAGCGCCAGCGCTGGGCCATGCTGTGAGAGACGACGCGGCTGAGGTTGTCGCGCTCGGGGTCGTAATTGGCGCGGCTCATGGTTTCACCATCCGACTGCTCCCCACCGTCGAACCATCTCCTGGTGCTCAGCCGCGCTGCGTGCCCCGACCGCTGGGTCCGTGCCGATGGCTGCGAAGCGCCCCGCGCTGTTGACCATGCGATGCACGAGCGAGTCGGGCGCCGTGCTCTCGACGAGCGCCGAATGCGCGCCGACGTTCTGAATCCACGCGAACCGGCGATGCGCCTCGGTCACCACGTCGCCCTCGGGCGCGATGTTCAGCGCGCCCGATTCAAGGATGTGGCACCGACGAACACCAGCCGCGTTCGCCTTCGCGAGAAACGCGGTGTCACAGTGATACCAATCCTCGTCGAAGCCACCGAGCGACTTCCAGATATCGCGTCTGACGACCCATCCCGAACACGTGGGAAAATCGTTGTGCCTCACGAAGTTTCCGCCCTCGTCGACCTCGCGCTGGTTGCTGGTCACGAAGTCGAAGCGGTCGCCGACGACTGACAGCGCCGTCGCCAGCCACGCCGGCTCCCACGCGTCGTCGTCCTCCAAGAACGCGAGCCATTCACCCTGCGCGAGCGACGCGGCCCCGTTGACGGCGTGCGCCTGGGTGGCCTGAGACGCCATGACGAAGAACACGCCGCCGTCCCTGAAGCGCGCGGGCACCTTGTCGAGCGCGCCGGGGTCGAGTCCCACGATCACCTCGTGCGGGCGGTGCGTCTGCCGCCATGCGGAGTTGACGGCGCGGTCGAGACACAGCGTCCCCGAGACGATGGTGGACGGCAGCGGCTGAAGCCGCGACGGGATGATGACGCTGACCGTGGTCATCCGGCGGCTCGTCGCGAGCGAATCTCGTCCACCTTCGCCGAGGCACGTTCGAAGAGCGATTGAAGAGCCTCCACCTTGCGACCCTCGTCGGTGAACAGCTTGCCGGCCACGGCCAAGTTGTCGCGATGCCGCGACGTGGCGACCTCCAGCCGTCGCCGCGTACGCGGCGCCGCGTTCTCCTCGGTGTCCTTCCCCGGCCTCGTCGCGCGCCACGAGCCGCGATCCTTCCGGTCGCTACACCACCCCAGTCCATACTGCGACATCAGCAGATCGCGAATCCTGGTCGCATGACGTTTGAGCAGCACGATCTCGTTAACGCCGACCTCGTCAAGAGCAACGCCAAGAACAATGCTCGCTAGTTCCGACCATTGAAATGAAGCTCCAGGTCGTCGCCTGGACTGATATTCGACGGCGGCAGCGGCTCGCGCGACGACTGGTTTGCCATGATCGGCCTTGAATCCTGCGAAATTGAGCATCATGTCTTGTCCTCCGTTGTTGTAGGCGTCGCGACAAATGAAATCTCATTCAAGACTCTCCACGAGCTTGCTGGCCAGTGGTGTCCGTAATTGCAGTGCTCAGTGCATGGTTCTATCGGATAGAGGCGTTCGCCCCATTTCACAATCACTCTCGCTCCACACGGGGACGTGCCCCACTTCATCCGCGGACGAGGAGCGAGACCGGCCAGCGGCCGCTTCCCGACGCGCGCCAACGCCGCTTCGAGTCTTTCGATCTCATTGAGCAGATCTGGCACCATTGCGCTGATGCTTACCTCCGCATCGATCGCAACTACTTGCTGGCCACGGTAGGCGTCTGCGCCACGGTACTCGCCGCGCGCGATATCGCTCTCGACCATCGCGAGCAATTTCCGGCCAGCGTCTTTTGATCCGCCCACGTTGCGGTGCCTGAGGGTGCCATCCGGCTCGCGCCAGCGCGCGACCCATGTCCGCCCGCGCTGATCCTTCCGCTTGAACAGTGCGCCCATGGCTACGCCTCCATGAGCTGCTTGAGGTAGGGCCGATAGAGAATCTCGGCCTGTCGGTCATTCAAGAAATACTCAGGACGAGTCAGAACGTCGGCGCCGTGCGGCAGAAGCTGGAGCGCTGAATAGTGATAGGACACGACCGGCCGCCCCCCTCGATGCGGGACGCCCCCGCGCACGTCGAGCGCCCTCGCGTGGATGTTCCACGGCGCCGCCATTGCCCCCGGATGCGTGACGACGTGGGCGCCAAACCGCTCCGGCCACGCGTCGAGGTACGCCTGGTCGCCGTACCGCATGCGTCGGTCCTGAACCGGCGCCTGCTCGATGCGATCGAAGCACCAATCCCGGCACTCGCTGGCCCAATCCTCGGCAACGGCCTTGTCGCCGAAGTGCACGATGCCGACGTTGAAGGTACCGAAGACGCCGTGGCTCTCGACCGTCGGCCCCGGCAGCCCCGCCGACCTGGGCGCGAAGCCATGAGGGATGACCCCAGCGCGCGCCCCGCCGATTTCCGCGAAGACCGGCTCGGGGGAGCTGAAAAACGCCACATCGGCGTCGACGTAGGTCACCGGCTCGCCGGTCTGCCGCATGACGTGCTCGACCCACTGCGGACCCACCGACCACATGTGCTCGGTGCGCGTCCGCCTCGGTCCGGGGAGCGCGTCGATCGCGAGCGCGGGCCACTCGGCGAGGAATGCATCGACGGGCGTCGCGCGCATCCCGGCCGCATTGGCCTTGTCATACGCCTCCGAGTCCCAGCACAGCGCATGAAGCTCGACGTGCGGCATGTGCTTCTGAAGCGTCGCCCACATCGTGCGCGCGCGCGTCCAATACTGCGCGTCGAAGTACGTCGCAAAGACGCGCGGGCGCGAGAAGACGATCGCCATCGTGCCGGCGTCCGCTTCGAACACCAGGCCGCGAGTGAAGCCGTGGCGTTGCATCTCGGCCTCAAGCTCGGCGACGCCGAGTCGAAGCGCGGGGAACGATTGTCCGTAGCCTTTCGTCTCGAACCGCTCGGTCTGCTCGGCAAGCGGGATGCGATGCAAGATGACCCAGCGCCGCGATGCCGCGCACATGTTCGCGACGTGCTCTTTCCACTCGTCGCCGTCGGTCCGATGAATGAGCGAACAGCCGTCGATCGTGATGTCGAAGGAGCGGGGCACCACCTGCGTCCCGAGCTCGGGCAGCCACCGCGACTCGGGGTAGCGCTCGCGCGCGATGGCGAGCGCCGGCTCGCTGATGTCGATGCCGGTGTATGAGCGATAGGGAATACCGCCGCGGTCGAGCACCTCGCGCCCGTATCCGCTCGCGCACCCATATTCGAGGATGGAACCGGGGCAGTTCGTCGACTCGATGGCCTTCATGAAGGCGCCGAACGCCTGCGGCCATGTCTGGCTCGCGATCTGCTCGTCAACCAGCGCACGCTGCTGCGCCGCGACATCGGCCGTGCACCACGCTTCGCCGCTCATGACGCGCTCTTTCCGAGATTGCATGTCGAACAGAGCGCTCTAAGGTTGTCCTCTTCGTTGCCGCCCCCTCGGGCTACGGCGACAATGTGATCGACATGAAGCACAACGTGTGGCGGTTTGGCGCCGCACATCTGACATGTCTGGCCGTCACGCAATAGTATTCGATGCCGCACAGATGGTCGTACGGCATCGCGACGCTTCTGCGGTCGGCGAAACATCCATAGTAATTCCTTCCACAGTCTGACGCGTTCATCGGTACTGTTGTGCGTCGGATCCGCGCGCCAGTCCTCGCCGCGTTGATCGCAGTCTTGCAAGTAGCGCCATAGCATCCCCTCGTACCTCTCCGCCGCGCGTCGCCCAGCTGTCGCCCACCACTGTTCGCCCAATACTCTCGCACTACTCCTGCGCAACCAGTCGCGTCGCTTTGGCCCTGGCTGCGGACCGGCGTAGATTAACCAGCGCCTGTCTTTCCCATCCTCGCCGGCAGGCTCTCCCTTGCCGCGTAATGCGAAACGTCTATCGCCCTGGTCCTCATTGTACATGCAGCCCAACTCTCGGATATCGAGCTTCGAGGTGCAATGGGCTTCTGCGATACGCCATTCAGCGCGTTGTGCTTCTCTCCATGCTTCCCGGCTGGTCGCAGCCTTCATTAGTCCGACGAGGTATCGGCTCATATCAGCCGCCTTTATCCGCGGCTTCTTGGGCCAGTAATAGAATGATTCGCTGATATAGAAGTCTACGTCGAGCGCGGGAAAGGTCTTCTTGAGAGCATGGTGCTCGGTGAGCGTATAGCTGTAATGATCCGGCTCGCCCCTGACCGGAAACCGCAACAGCTCACGCACACCAGACGAGTCGTCCGCCGCGCTTTTGCACTGTGCCGCGCCGCTCACAGCTTCCTCACGGCGATCAGCTTCGCGCTCTCATGTAGCAGCTCCAGCTTCCGCCTGTAGCAGGACACGAAGGCGCGAATCGCCGTGCCCGGCGCGTCGGTCGGATCGCGATCCACCGGTCGCCACTCGTAATCGTCGAACATGAGGATCCCTCCAGGCTTGAGTAAGTCGAAGACGCGCACGGCGTCGTTGAGCACAGCGGCTGACGAGTGGTCGCCGTCGATGAAAGCGGCATCGAACGGAGCCCAACGGACGCCGCTGTTACGAGCGTCCTCGACGCGCCACATGGCATCGACCGGCAGCGCGCGGCCGCGGGTGTTGTCCACCCATCGACGACGGACGGCGTCCCAGTCGTCTGTAGGCCGGTCGGCATACGAGGCGAACGGCTCGACGCACACGATGTCGCAGTCCTCGCCCGTCAGGATCTCATCGAGGAACCAGCATGCCGTGCGCCCCTCGTAGCTGCCGACTTCCAGGATTTCGACGCCGTCCTTGCCGACGAGGTGCGCGAGCATGTCCTTCATCGCGGGATAGATCTCGCTCGACCAGTCGACGGTGAAGTCGTAGGCCATCAGACGGCCCTCGCGACGATGGCGCAGCTTTGCACCGCTTGCGGCTGGCCCGTGTGAATGTCGAGGATTCCCGCCGACGCCGGGATGTTCAGGCGCCAGTCGCACGAGAGAATCTCCCAACACGGGCGACAAAAGATGATGCGCAGGCCCGACGGCGTGAACCGCCAATGATCTGAGGGACTGGGGTGATAGGGGAACTGGAACGGCACCGACACGATCGCGAGCCCGCCGACGCGCAGCACGTCGCGTATCTGCATGACCGCCTCGAACGGCTGCTCGACGTGTTCGAGCGTCGACAAGCAGATAACCGTGCCGACGCTGTTGTACCCGTACGCCTCCGAGAGCTGCGCGATAGAGCATCCACCGGTGCCGGGGTCCTCGCATCGGTAGCCGGGCGCCCACTCCTCGAGCGGGCGGTGCGCGTTGATGTACCGAAGCTCTTGCGCCTTGACGATGTCGACGCCACGCTTCAGTGCGTCGATGGTGCGGCGGTAGTCCGCCAGGCATGGGTATTCGAGTCCACCGGCCTCCACCACGAGCTGCGGCAGCGCGCCGTGCGCGGCGACCGTCTCGGCGATGAGCCCAACGTCATCCGCAAACATTCAAGTCAGCTCCTTGACGGCCGCGATCACGGCGTCCTGTTCGTTGTCTCGAAGCTCCGGGTAACAGGGGAGGCTCAGAACCGTGCGCGCCAGCTCCTCGGCATTGGGGAACTGCCCGGCGAAGCCGAGATGACTCCACCGCTCATGCTGGTGAATCGCTCGGCTGTAATGGATCTGCGTGCCGATGCCGCGCTCTTCAAGCCCCGCCTTCAGCCGGTCGCGCTCGGGGTGCCGCACCACATAGCAGTGGTAAACGGAGCCGCGACCAGCGACCGGGACGACCTTGCCGTCAAGCTCCTCGTCGTAGCGCTCCGCGATGTCCCGGCGGCGTTCGTTCCACTCATGGACACGCGGGAGCTTGATGCGAAGGTATGCGGCCTGTAGCTCCGAGAGGCGCGAGTTTTGGCCACGCGTTCGAACGTTGTCGCCATCGAAGCCGTAATGTCGCATCGCGCGAGCGCGGCGGTCGATGTCGTCGTTGTTCGTGATGATGGCGCCACCGTCACCGAGCGCGCCCATGCTCTTGGATGGGTAGAAACTGACGGCGCCGGCCGCTCCTTCGGTACCGACCAGTCGACTCGGGTTGTCGACGCTCGCCCAATTCGTCGGCGCTCCCATGGCGTGCGCAATGTCCTCGACGATGGACGCCACGGGCACCGCGCGCCCCGTGTCGATCGGCGCGGGTGTGCCGAACATGGACACCGCCAGTTGCGCGCGCGCGTTCACCGGCTCGTCGCGCAGGTCGGCGTTTGCCGTCAGCAGGTAGACGTCGCGCAGCACGATGTCCGCCCCCGTCGCCTCGATGGCGTTGGCGCACGGGACGGCGGTGAACGCGGGACACAGCACCTTGTCGCCCGGCCCTACGCCGACACACCGCAGCGCGATCTCGACCGCGTCCGTTCCCGACGCGACTCCGATCGCATGCTTCACGCCGAACCATGCCGCCAGTTCCGACTCGAATGCTTCGAGCTCGTGGCCGTAGAGCACGCGGCCCGAGTCGATGACGCGCGCGGTCGCGGCGAGGATCGAATCGCGCAGCTCGTGGTTCTGCCGCCCGACGTCGAGAAACGGAACGCGCATCAAAGCAGCTCCTTCACGAGATCGAGGATCTGCGGGACGCGGTTGACGTAGGTATGCGACTGCAAACACTCGGCCTCGATCACAGGGACGTGTAAATCAACGTTGTTCATGGATCTGCGGATCGCATCGCGCGCCGAAGCGATGTCGTCGAAGCTCCAACTAATCGGAGGCGGCGCATGCGCCAAGGGCGCTTTGCCATCGCTGACGACTGCGCAGCCCATGCCGGCCGCTTCGAAGATCCGCATGTTGTTTGCGGCCCCCCGCGCCCACTCCGCGTGAACGTTGAAAACCACCTTTGCTCGCGCCAGCGTCTTGAAGTACTCGGGGCCGAAGACGGGCGGCAGGACCGTCACGACATCCGCCAGCTCGGCCAGCATCTGCGTGCGCCGCTGGTGGTTCGGCCCCGTCGTCCCAATGAAGATGCAGCCGAGGTCACGCTTCACGCCCATCCCGTGCACGCGCGCCCGAGTGTCGAAGCAGAGCGGCATGTAGCGCGCGCGAGCACCCGCTGCGGTCGCTGCCTCGACCATCCAGGGAATCGACGACAGGATGAGATCATATGCATGGGTGCCGTCGCTCTTCAGGCATTCCCACGGCATCGGCTTGCACACGGCCGCCACCTGCGCGACGCGAACCGCGCCCCACGCATGGGCCATGACGCCGAAGTTGTCCATCGCATAGACCACGTCCGTCTGATGCGACTTCGGCGGGGCGCCATCGTTCAGAACCCACCCCGTCACATCGTGGTCCATCTGCGCGAGGTAGAAACACGTAGCGTCGAGGTGCCCGTAGGGGATCGCCTCTTTGCAGTAGACAGAATCGGCAACCAGGATCTTCAAGGCGTGTTCCTTCCGGTGAGCAGCATCAAGTTCCCGACGCGATCCACCTCGCGAAAGTGCGTTTCCCAAATCGGCGCGTACTCGGGTCTGTGGCAGTCGTGCAAGAAAATGCAGCGCGGCGGGTTCACCAGGTAGGAAACGATCTTCGCGAGGAACGCGGCGCATTCGACTCGTGCCCGCCCGTCGATGAGAAACACATCCTGACGCCCGGCGGTGACCTGGACGTAGTCGCGAAACGTGATCCCGTTCCCATCGTCGCCCGTGTCGACCCATGGACCACTCGGCGGGACGTAGAGCAGCGACACGTTCGGCGGGATGTCGGCCAACAGCGCACGGGCCCATTCGAGTTGATGCTCGACCGTCGTCACACGGGCGACGCGCCCGGCAAACCACCGCGTCGAGGCGCCCGAACCCCACTCGAAAACTCGATCGCTTGGACGCAGCTTGCTACCGAGAAACGCGACCTCGTCCGCGGTCATCATCGGCAGGTCGGTCATATGTATTTCGTGCATCGCTGCTCCCCGTTTCGCGCGCCCGCGAGGTCGCCGGCCGTGCGCGCATTGCACCGGTGGGTCCTCGTCGTGTCGCCCTTCACTCATCCCCGGTTTTCGCTTCGGACGGACCAGCCTCCTGACCGCCACCCTCCCTCTTCCGAGGGTAGGGTAGCTACGTGTTCCTATTGGACCTACAACCTGCTGGCGACATGGCCCCTGGTGGCTTTCAGGGTCGTTCGCTTCTGAGTTGAGCCTATGTGATGTGATCGACCGTCTCCCGTGGAGTGTCTGGGCGTGCGACGGGCGACTGGTGGACCCGCTGCCTTTCATGAGCACGTCCTGATCGATCTTCACGCCCGTCGGCGTGTCGGCCATATTTATTCGCGGCAGTCAGCATGCCGGTCTCTCAACATCGAGAGAAACAGTGCCACCGAGAGCACCAATGGACCCCGTGAGGGGTGCTGACGGAATCTTTCCGCCGTCGAAGGCGGGACAAATCACATAGTGCGGATGCCGCTTACCGAAGCGGACCGCGCAGAACTCCGAACAGAGCCCCGCACACCGTTGCTCCGGCTGCATCCACAGTTCCCGCCTCGGCTTCTCGTCTTCGCCCGTCGGCGGCGCCGCGACCTGGCGCGAAGCCGGATAGCCGGCGAGGCCGAACGCCATGAATTCGATCGGCACCACGATCCCGCATGCGTCGCAGCGCATCGGCAATGTCGACAGGTCGATCACCAATCACCCAGCGTGGCGTTTGCCGGCCGTTCTTCCGGCAGCCGCTGCCATCCGTTCTTCGCGAGCGCGTCCATCGTCGCTGACGCCTTTTCGAAGCTCATCTCCGACGTGTCGTAGCCGTAGCGCTGCAATGTCTTCATCTGTCCGAAGGTGCAAAGTCCCCGCTCTTGCCGCTGAAACATCGCGCCTATGAGACGGCTCGCCTGCTGTGACGTGCAGTTGTCGGGCACTGGTACCTTGCGCTTCGCGAGCAGCGCGAGCTGCTTGTCGCTCGCGGGCTTTCCGCCGAATTGCCCGCCGTATTGCTGCGCGGGGTCCTGCACGTTGAAGATCGCGAACGGGTTCACGTTCTGTGTTCGATAGGCGACCTTCGCCCGCGCCGCCCGCCGTCGCTCCGCTGCCTCCTGCGCTTCCTTCTCGCGCGCAACCTGCGCCTCCGCGGCGGCGAGCGCCTCGCTGGCCGCAATGCCCGGCTCGCGCTCCACGATCTCCTTGGCCTTCGCCACCACCTCGTCGCTGTATTTGCCGGCGAGGACATCGACGGCCGAAACGAGTGAGTGCTTGCCTGCGTTGCCGACGAAATCGAGCACGAGCAGATCGGATTTACCCGGCAGAATCCGCGTCCCACGTCCAACCATCTGCGTATAGAGCGCGCGGCTCTTCGTCGGCCGCCCCATCGCCACGCACGCGATCGCGGGATCGTCGTATCCCTCTGTCGCGATACCCACGTTGACGAGGTACTGAAACCGCCCGGCCTTGTGGTCGGCGAGGATCTGCCGTCGTAGATCCATGTCCATCGAGCCGTCGACCGCGCGAGCCGACTCTGGCTTGTACCGACAGAACACCTCCGCGAGCCGATGCGCGTTCTGCACCGACGTCGAAAACACAAGCGTCCGCCGATCGCCAGCGAGCTCCACCGTCGGCTTCGCCACGCCATGTAAGACCTTCTCGGCCGACATGACGGCGTCGAGGTCGCCCTGATTCAAGTCGCCGGCCACCGTCTTCACGTCGGCCAGACTCATGGACTCGATGAGCACCGACGTCGCGCGAATGGGGCAGAGGAACCCGTCGCCGATCGCGTCTTCGATGTCGTAGACGTATGCGACGCTGTCGAACACCTGGCCCATCGCGAGGCGATCCGCGCGGTCGGGGGTCGCCGTCACCCCGAGCACCTTCGCCTCGAAGTAGTCGAGCACGCGGCGAAAGGACGGCGCGACGTAGTGGTGCGCCTCGTCGGCGACCACCAGCGCGAACGAATCGACGGGGAACCGTGATAGCCGCTTTTCCTGATAGAGCGTCTGGACGCTCGCGACCACCACGTCATCGCGGGTCGACGCGAAGAGGTCAGCCTTTTCGATTCCGACCCGCCGCCCGGTCTGCCGCTCGATGCGCGAGACCGCCTGCTGCACGAGCTCGTCGCGATGCGCGAGCACCAGCACCCGTCCGTCGGTCTTGTCGATCACGTCACTGAACGTGGCCGTCTTTCCGGTACCTGTCGCCATCACCAGCAGCGTCGACTGGTTGCCTTTGAATTCCTCTTGGATGCGACGGACCGCCTCGACCTGATACGGGCGCAATACGACCGCGTCGCGCGTTGGCGCCGGCGTCCGCGGCTCGAATAATGCGCCCTGCGCCGTCACGCGAGGTCCGCCAGCGTTCGGAATTTCTCGCCGAGGAAGATCCCAGCCGCATCGCCCTCGCGAAGCAGCTCCTTGGGCGCGTCGCGGAGTTGGACGTCGAGCGAGTAGCCGACGCCCTTGCAGGCCGCGCAGTGCTCGGTCTGCCCCTTGACCAGCTTGCAGTAGATACAGACCCTCGCCGGTACCGCGTCACGCACCTTGACGGCCGCGGCGTGAATCTGCCGGTGCAGCGGCGCGAGGTCGGCGTGCTCAGCGTGCTTTACCGGAAGCTCCTTGAGGAGCGCCGTCAGCCGTCCCTGCGCGCGCACGAGCAGGCCTGAGACCTCGAGCAGGCCAGCGCGGAGGAGCGCCGCAGGCGCCGGCAGATCCATACTCGGAGGCTTGGGCGGCGGCTCGTGTTTTTCGGCCTCCTTGGCCACCGCGCGCTCGACCGTCTTGACCGATACTCCGGCCTTCGCGGCGACATCCTCAATGGCTGCCGCACGCGGCGTCTTCGGCCGCCCTGGCTTGCGCTTCTTCGGCGGTCGCTTCTCCTCTAATTCTTCGACATTGTCGGATAATTCGGAGGCTGTGGATAACTCCGACGTCGTGTCGTCCGCCATCGCTGCAAGCTCGGCCGCCGAGAACTGCCGACGGCGCAGGTTCTCGTCGCGCCGCACAGCCAGCATCTCGGCGTCCGTGCCGTCCCACATCCGAACCTCGACCCACTCCGCCCCGAGCGCATCGAGCGCCGCGATCCGGTCCGCCCCGGCCACGATCTCCATCGTCGACTTGCGGATGATCGGCGCGTGCAGGACGGTCCCGCGCTCGCGGATGCTCTGCATCAAGCCAGCGAGATGCGGCGCCTTCATCGCCGCGCGCCAGCCGCCTGGCTTCACGATCTCGGTGATGCGCACGCGCTTGTAGCCGCTGAAACCGATCACGACGCCCTCGCCGCGCAGCACACCACCAGCCGCCGCCACGTCGCCAACACCCGCGCCGAGTAGGCCGTCGGTCGCGCGCGCCGTCCCGAGTAGGTCGACAGTGCCGCGTCAGCCGACCGAAACCGCGCGAACCGCCGCACGAGCTCCGCGCACCCGATGCGCAGGTTGACGGCGATGTCCGTGAGCACGTCGCCCGGATGCAGTCTGGAAAGGACGCCCAAGAGCCCAGCGGCCCCCGTTCGCACGTTCACCTTCGCCGGATCGAGCGACGACTCGACGTCAGCCACCGCCACCACCAGCAGCGGGTCGAGCTGCCTGCAGCTCGGCTCACCCGCGATGCCCGCCGCGATGGCCCGCGCCTGCGGCTTCGGCATCCTGGGGTGAAGTGTTGCGACGGCAGCGAGCACCACGGCCGCCGTCGTCATCGAGCCGACCGAATCGCGTGAACGAGCGCAGCCTTCGCAGATCCGACGCCGGCGAAGGTGCCGAGCCGCTTGTTCTTTTCGCGCAGCCGCGCCCACGCCCTTCGCCCGTCCGTGAAAACAAAGCCCAACTCCATCCCGGCGAGGTCGCGCGCGGTGTGCGTGTCGGGCGGCCCCTCCGTCCAGACCACGCCTTCGAGCGCCGGCAGGGCGACGGCGGTCATGATCGCGCCTGCGCCTCGGCGGGCACCGGAAGCTCCATCGAAAGCTGGCGGTCGACCGTGGTCATTTGCACCCGCGCGCCGGCGTGCCGCCCGAGGAACATCCAAACCGCCTCCGACCACAGACATGAGAAAACGAGGTCGATTTGCGGCGGCTCCCCGCTTTCGGCGTCGCCTTCCTTGCACGTCGCCTTCATCCCCAGCATCTGCGGGATCTCGACGGGCACCCCGGAGCCGCCGAGCAGGGTTCCGCTGACGTTCACAGCGTCGAGCGGCAGCACCACCTGCTCCATGCCGTGATCGCGGAGCGCGTTCAAAGCCACGAGCGCCTCGGGCGAGATGGCGCGCGCGATCGCGGCGTCGAACTCACACGAGAACTTCATCTCGCACGAGCGCACAATGAATCCGTCGATGTTCTTGACCTTCACCTTGACGCTGTCGACGGCGGCGGAGAATTCGATTTCCATTACGCGCAGGCTTTCGCCCGCGGCGGTCCGTCGATGTCCGTCGCCGCCATCGCTTCGGCTTCTTCGCGGATCTCCCTCAGCATCGCGTTGATCTTGCGCGCGGCCTGAAGCTCGATGAGAGCCATGGCGCAGCGCTCATCGAGATAGGACCTGGCGGATTGTGGTTTACTGCGCGATTTCTTTTCCATGGTCAGCCTCCAATAGCGCATGCGGCAATGACGGCCGCGGTTGTGATCAAGATCTCGACGAGAGCAAACGGCAGTTGCAGCGTCGGCCACCGGCGAACGTGGCGGTCGCTCTCGAATTCGGCGGCCGCACGGCACGAGCCGCAGAGCCCCGAGCGGGAGCCGCCACGCACACCAGGACGCCGCCGGCAGAAGGCGCAGCTCACCACGCCCCCCAAAGCCGTCCGAGCACCTCAGCCCCCAACCCCACGAAGCACGCCCACCCAATCGAGAACAGGATCCATTCGACGAGGCGCGGCGCGCCATCCACCCGGTCCCCGTATCCCCGGGCGTAGCCGAGCTGATACGCCTCGTCCACGTCCGTGGCGTGGGGGTTGTCACGGTATGGGCTCACCAGCCGTTGTCCCGTTGGTGTTTCTCATAGGCGGCGAGCGTCGCCTTGGCCTTCTCTCGCTTGGCCTCCTCGCGCAGCTCGCGCTCGACGACGCGCTCGTAGCGGGCGTCCTCCCGGTCAGCGAGCGCCACTTCGGCGGGCGTCCCGGTCCAGCCGATTCCACACGCGTGGCACACGAGGTCGTACGCGGGCGCATACTCACCGGCCCGGTGGTGCGTCCGCATCGGGGCGCCCGTCTGAGTCAGGCACTTGGGGCACATCGGCCCGCGCCAAGGGCGGGCCATTAGGCCGACCGCCGTAGGGGGGAGCCGCGCTTCAGGGCGGTGCGCTTCATGCCGCCACCGAGGCAGGCCGCGCACTCGCGGCGATGCTCAGAAGGAGGTCGCGGAACGGCAGCGGGGTGGCGGCGCGCTTCCTCGCCGACATCTGCCGCACGATGCTCGTGCGCTTGGCGACGACACGACGACGCTCCTCGGCGCTGTGGCACCCGAGATCAAGCTTCGCGGTCGCCGGCGACTTCCACCAACGAAGGGACGGCAGCGAGTCGACGCCGAAAACGTAGAGCCACGTCGCTTTTCTCGCCGCGTGCCCATACCAGCCCTGCTCAACGCAGCACGTCCACCCGCCATCGCCGGCCGCCTGCCACCCGGGCCCACGTGCCGGCGGCAGTAACCCGAACGCGTGCCACGCGGATGAAGCCTCAGGGTGCTCCAAGACCCCGCCCCATGCGCGAACGCTCGCCAGTGCCGAAGCGAAGCACCCCCCGTCGTCACCTTTGACGAGCCGCACCTTCGCGGACGGCCCGCCGAACCAGTACCGGCCCCACCTCGCACACGGCGGATGCGCAACGACAGGCAAGTTGCCGGGATACAACCTGGCGTCTCGCGAGACGCCCCAGACATCAACATCCGGGAGGCCGGCGTAGGCGCCTTTCTCGTCGACGAACAGCGCCGCGACCTTCACGAGACATGCCTCCACGACTCGCGTCTAACGATTGCCGTGATTGTGGTTCGATCGACCTCGTAGTGACGGGCCAATCCGCGAGCCGTCGCGCCCGATGCGTGCGCCGCCCTAATGGCGCGCACCTGGCCTGGACCTAGGCGGCTAGTGTTGACTTCCGCGCCGCGGCGCAGGCGCTCAGGATGCAATCTCGCCCCGTTCCCGTCGCCGCGCGCCGTCCGCTCGGGCTTCGTGTGTCGCCCGTTTTTCAAGCCGCTCGCATCGCGCCCCTTAGCGTGGCGGTCGGCTGTGTTATCGGCGCTGGTCCCGATGAAAAGGTGATCCGGGTTCACGCACTCCGGCGTGTCGCACCGGTGGCAAACGCACAGACCGTCAGCGATTGGCCCATTCGTCCATTCCCATGAAACTCGATGAGCTCGGCGCGAAAGGCCACGGAGCCAGAAGCACCCATAGCCGCTACCAAACAGCGTGCCGACCCAGAGCCAGCAACCGGTATTCGGCTCGGGCATGACCTTGCTCGCGAAGCGCGCGTGATCACACCCGCCCGTCGCCACGAAGAGCGCCGCAATCACGCCCGCCCCCGAAGAGAGCGCGCGCCCTGGGTTACAGCTTGCCGTTGAGCGCGATCGATGCGTTGGCGGTCATGACGGCCTCGCGCACCTTGCGGAGCGCCGCCGACTGATCTGCGGACACCGGCGTGTGCCTCAGGAGAACGCCCGCGAAGGTCCGCGCTGCGACACGGATCGCCTCGTAACTCACCCTCTGGACATCGTCCGGCGGGTTGTACGTGAAAAGCGTTTCGATCTGCGCCTCGGTCAGTGCCTCGCCCATGTGGTCTCCTTTGGTTTTCGGTCGGAAGAGAGCGCGCGCCGCCGGCCCTTGTCGGGCCCCGCGAAAGGCCCCCGGCGGCGCGCGTAAACCTGGATGTCATGGCGTCTCACCCGCGGGCTCGTACGTCGCCTCGAAGATGGCCGGCTTACACGGATACCGCTCGCCCGCGACTCCCGTGATGATCCAGTCGCCGGGGCAGACCGTGTGCCCGCCCTCGGGCGTGTCGATCCATCCGTGGTCGTGCATCGTTGCGCCGCACGGGATGCTGCTGATACACGGCTCGGATCCCCTGACATCGGGATGCCGGTAGTACCGCACCACGTCCCCCTCCCAGCCCTTCTCGCGGCGCACCGCGGCCGGGAACATGACGTCAAAGCCCTGCTCGTCCTTCGTGTAGTCGTCGGGGTGGTCGCCATTTTTGAACCACCGCGACGCCTCGATGACGACCGGGCGCTTGCGGAACTTCACAGCCCCACCCCATGAGATAGAGAAGCCGGGGGGGGGGCCGGGAGGTGCGCCCAGTTCACGCCCTTGAGCGCCTTCCACATGCACTGGAGGTCGACGCCGAAGCGGTCGGCCAGGCGCTTCGCGGACCCGCGGCGCCCGTCGTACAGGCCCCGGGCCTCGACCACGATGGCCTCGGTGAGCTGCGCCTTGTAGTGCGCGGCCCCGTGTGAGGTCCGGCCCTTCGCCGTGCGGTCGGCGATGTTTTCGGCCTGGGTCCCTACCCGAAGGTGGCCCGGTCCGACCCTGACGCATGCCGGCGTATCGCAGTCATGCAGGGCGGTCGCGCCGGCCAGGGGGCCGAGCGCCAGCTCAAGCGCGAACCGGTGAGCCTTGACGGTCCGCCCGTCCCAGAAGTAGCCGTACCCGTCCCGGTCGTGCGACCCGGTCCAGAGGTGACAGCCGCTCGGGCGCGGTTGGGTGTCGACCCAGCGCCAAAAACGGGAGGCAGTTTTTGAATTCGCTCGCTGCGGTGACCCCAAGCGGACTTGAACCGCTGTGTTCGCCGTGAGAGCGCGAATTCCACTTCGCTCACTTGCGCCATCTATCGAGTCCATGCGACCTCCGATGTCGGCTAGACCTCGACCATCCAAGTCACCGTCGGACGTACTGCGACGCCTTTAGTTGGCACACAAGACAGCGGAGCGCGTTCGGCGGTGACTAGGTGGGTCGAAGTCATCTTGTGTGCCTAGGTTCACCATAAGGTGAGACCCGTATCGAGCGCAACGAAAAAGATTAGGGCTTGCAAAGAAAAATTGCTCTGTCGCCGATTCAGCGCAATTTGGCTCTGATCTCGGCGCGCACGTCATCGTTGATGGCGTCGTAGTACCGCTGCCCGACCTTTTCCGAGTGGCAGAGCCAGAGCCTCACCCATGCCGGCGGGTGTCCCTCCGCCATCAGACGCGCCTCGCATCCTCGACGGAGATCGTTAACCGTGAAGCGCGGGACGCCGGCCGTCTCGCACGCCCGTCCGATGTCGCGCGCGGCGTTGGGCCAGTCGCCGCACACCCGGTCCGTGTCGCCGTAGGCGCCGAGCTCGAACGCCTTCGTGAGCAGCCCGTGGAGCCTCGGCGGCATCGGAAAAATCTCGGGGACGGCCTTCGTCTTGGTGCTCCGGCGGAGCCAGTCTTTGTTGACCAGGTCGAAGTGGTACCGACGGGATCCGGCGACGTCCAGCTTGCGCATGCCGCACCAGTACGCGACGTCGTACCAGGTCAGATGGTGCGCCGGGATGTGCGGCCGCACGGCGTTGTATTCGGCCAGGGTGGGGGCGCGCTTCTTTCGCTTCGGTCTCGTGTCGACGAGCTTCGGCCAGGGCGGGACCTCGTCGATCACGCCGCGCTTCCACTGCTCGTCGAGCGCCTGCTTCAGTGTCCCGAGTCGATGCCGGATCGTCGGCGTCGACATCCCGCGCTGCTTCTCGCTGTCGCGGTACCGGCAGAGCAGCTCGTAGTTGATCTCCGCCATCATCGTGACCGGCGGGTTCTGCGCCTGGAACCACTCGGTCAGGTATCCGCGGTGCTCCTTGTGCTTGGCCATCGTGGCGTTGCCCCAGCCCTCCGCCCCTCGCAAGAACAGCCAATCAAAAGCGGCCTCCAATGACCCCTTCGCCGCAAACGAAAGCGGAAGCTGGAACACAGGCGCGCGTGTGCCAGTCGTCACGAGACGTAGCCGTCCTGTCGATATGGGTGGCCCTTGACCGAGCATGATTCCTCATGCGGACCCCCAAACTCCCCCCAGTCGCCAGACCAAGAGATGAGTGTTCGCGGCAAATTTTCTACGCCATCTGGCATCGGGTCGACTACGTAAAAGTGCCGTTTGTGCATCCTTTTCTGCGGGGCTGTATCCCCGGTTACAGACGCGCCTCCGGTGTCCGTCCGGCCGTACAGCCTAGGTGTAAAGTTACGGCTTCGACGGAATCAGGCCCTTGAGCACCCCGATCACGTCGTCGAAGACCTGATCGCATCTGCCATCCGTGACGAGCCACCCGCGGCGCGCGCGCTCGCAGGCCACGATCGCGTCGGTGAGCCCCTGGATCAGGCCGCGGATCTCGGCGAGGTCGAGCCCCGTCGCGATCCGCTCTTCGAGGTTCATCGGCGTGCCAAACTCGGTGAGGTTGCGCGCGATGCCCGGGGCCCGCGCGAGGTTTGCGTTAGATGCCATGCTCGTGTTGCTCCTTCGTGTTGCAGGGGCCGGCTACCGGCGCGGGGCCTCCGGGTACAGGCGGGGGCATCGCGGGAGCTTGCCGGCGGCGAAGAGTCGCAGCAGCAGATGGGCGCGCCGTCGGATGCGGTCCCAGGCTCGGCCGCGGGTGTCGGCACGGTGCTGTCGCTCCCGGCGACCGACGACCTTGTGCGCCACGCGGATCCTCACGACGGCGGCCACAGGATGGAGACGGCGCCGAACTTAGCGCGCGTCGGTCTGACTGCATCGTCGATCGTCCAGCCTCGGCCCTCCATCTCCGAGCAGATGGCGGACGCGACCGCCGACTGACCGTGCGGCACCGACGCTTTCGCCGCCGCGACGCATTCCCGCCACGCCTTGGCGAGATTCCAGTCGTCGCTCATCGCTTCGCCTTCCTTCTCTTACGACGCTTTCGCTGACCTGAATTGATGGTCCACCGCACGGCATCCTCGACCATCAGCAGCCGACTCAGGTATGAGATCCCCTCAAACCCCGCGGTCTCATAGGCGAGCCGCTCGACGGTCACGCCCCGAACAAACGCCTGCGCGATGGCGCGCCGCCGCGCGGGAGATAGGCAGGCGCTGGCGATGGCTGGGCGGGT